ATGCCACAAATGCCAGCTATGATGCCACAAATGCCAGCTATGATGCCACAAATGCCAGCTATGATGCCACAAATGCCAGCTATGATGCCACAAATGCCAGCTATGATGCCGCAAATGGCCCAGATGGCTGTAGGTGGTTCACGCAAACGCCGTAAGCGCCACTCAAGGCGTAGAACACTCAGACTAACAGTTATTAAGTCTGAATCTTAATCGGCTCCTCCTCCACTTCAATTCCTGCCATCTTGTGAATCCAGACAAGATATTCCTTCGGAAAATTCCAAAAACAACCAGGCTTCGTATCCGCCGCAACAGGAATACGACGCCCGCTTGAATTTCCCTGGTGGCTAAATGCGACCAGAATCTGCTGTGGCGGAATATCAAGAAGTTGGTCCTCGCGACCCTCCAGGAATCCCTGACCCTCTGAAACATTTGTAAAGGGAAAGCGCTTATCATCCCAGAATGTCTTGTAGAAAACAAGCGTCGCCTCCGAGATTCGCTGGGCCGGTGAGAGTTCCCACGGCGGTGTATTCACCGCACTCACACCCCGTACAAGATCATAGCATGCAATGGTGGAACATGCAACCGCCTTGGGAGCCCACGGATGTAGAGTGAGCCAGGAGACACGGCGACGGAAGGAAGTCGCTGGATAGTGGTCATCATCATCCATGAAAAGAATAATACTGTTCGTAGCACGCTCAACTCCGATGTTCCGCTTTCCACCAATTGTAAAGGTCTGGTTAAGCGGTACATAGACAACACGCGCAACGGGAGCACGGTTAGCAAACTGGTTGATTTTATCGGACACACTCTCATTCGGGTCATCACTATCATCCACAATAACCCACTCAATCTTATCCTTCGGATAGTCGCACATCAGGATATTATGAAAGGCCAGGTCGATAAACTTACGGCGATTCCGTGTCAGAGTTACAACACTAATTTCAGGACAGGACTCGAAGGGAAGTACAGGCGGAAGAGCCTGCTTGGATGCCTTCTTGAGGGCCCGCACATCAAGAACAAGCTGCTTCAGAAGAGGTACCATGGTATTCTTGAAATTGGCTGCACGAGCCACCGCAGCCCGCTTCTGTTCAAGACGAATCTCAGCAAAATCAGCACCACGAAGATGCGCAAAGATTGTGCCGAGGTCGTTGGTGGCCGTGAGGAGTCCTCCACTCAGGTCAGCAAACTCAGCACGGGTATAGATCGTTGACAGAGTCGTTCGTGTGTGAATCCAACCAACATGTGCGCTGCTACTGAAAGCCGTCTTGTAGGCAGGAATTGTATTGACAATCACATAGGCCCCTGCAGCCTCCGCCTCCGCAGCAGCGAGACCAAACCCTTCTGACTGACTCACTGCAAGATGAACAGGGTAAAATGACTGGAGGCGACGACGCGTGGGCTCATCGAGTTCCCTTACATGGACAGTTACATTGGCCGCAAGGCCGGTCACATCTAGAGGACTCGTCGTATAGACTTCAAGCTTCGGCATGTCCGTGGTCCAATACGGCAGCAGCGCAACAGCCGCAGCACGCTTGTTCATTGAGCCGCCCAGAAGCCAGAGGCAACCATCCGCAAGATTTGTTGACTGGGAGCCTGGAAAGGCCGCGGGAGTCACAGCCGGTCGCCACGGAATGTAGGTGGCCTTCTCAAGATTGGCGATGCCCTGCGTCTTCACATATACCGCATCAAAACGAGGCAGGAGACAGTCCCATGCAGGTACCCACCACTCAGGATTCACCATAAGAATATTTGTACGCGCCCACGGCATCCATGTTGTGCACGGCATTTCAAGATGAATACAGACATCCATCGGATGAGGCGGTTCAAGACGGTCTACATGACGCACGGGAGCAAAATCGACCCCCATCTCCTTAATAAGTCCCTCAATCACCTTCGAATCCTCGGCAATTCCGAACGGGTTCGAGCGATTATAAACAAGAGTAACTTCGACAGACATCTATCGCACAATCAAGTAGAGCGTTTAGGCGCACGATGTCTGAACTTCGAGATATTGGATTTTTAAAATGGTCCGACCCCTTGGCGTGGATGGAGACCATGAATGGGCCGCGCTGGAAGAGTGTCATACGAAGTGAAACTCAGAGATTTGAATCCGCCTGTAGAAGTCTAGTGAGTCCAAGTCAAAAGGAGAAACTCTGGAAGGAACTTTTCTATGCGAGTTCACTCGATAAGAGAGAGAGCTCAAAGTCTGGAAAGATTGAGTTCACCTTCATTACTCAGATGTCGATACAATGGAAAACAGATATCACGAGTCTCCGGTCTGCACGAGATATTGCTATCTATAACAACACTGTCTGGGAGGTCGTTGATTCTGGAAAAGGTGCTGAGGCGTATGAAGTGTCCTATTGGAAATACGGCTCGGAGAAACCGGTCTGGACTCATAAAGGTGCCGGTCCTCATGTTCTTGTGCTTCATGGGCGTTGCTATTTTCTTGAAGCGAAGAAGTCACTCTGGTACTATCGGCTCGTAAGCGTGAACGCTACAACAGGTGGTGACCGCAAAATTGTCTACGAGGAGGTGAATCCTCGTTGGAATTTAAGTCTAGTGCGGGGTGGATATATGGTTCGTGAAAACTCTGGACTTCAGGAGGCGTTTCTGATTGAACGAGGGGGTGTGCGAACTCTTGGAATTCAGGGCTTCTTTGTTCTTGGTCAGGGCCGTAATTATTTGGCAACACTCGGTCGCGGAACAGACCGGTGGCAGGCTCACGGAAGTCTAGCTAAATGGAAATTACCCAAAGGAACACCTGAGAGCATTTCTGTTTCACGAGGGCTTCTTGTGACTCGCTCATACGGTGAACGGTCTCTCTGGAAATGTGGAGCGCATGAGCCACGCCTACTTATCCGTGGCCTCTGTCAAATTCAGTTTAATGATTTACTTGAAGACGAGCCTATTCTCTTTACAGTTCCTGGAACTGGGCGTATCTCAATACAGATTGACAAGGAGAAACCTGTGATTCCACTCCTACCCTCGTATGCACTGGCTTCACGGAGATTCACTGGGCGTCGTGTTCCGTATATTGTCGTTCAACGTGGCACTATCTCTAGAGGACTCTTAGTTGCTGGATATGGTGCCTACGGTATGGTCACTCAATTAAATACGGCCCGCTGGTATCCGTTGATTATGCGAGGATGGACCGTTGTATTTGCACTTGTTCATGGAGGTGGCGACCATACGATGGCATGGGCTGATGCTGCTCGCACATGGCGTCGCGAATGTGCACTCAATGACTTTGAAGATGTCATTCGTGATGCACAGGCATTTACGGGTGTTTCACCTAAGAGAACAGTGGTCTACGGTCGGTCTGCTGGAGGTCTATTGATTGGCAGCCTAGCGGCCAAGTACGGAACACGGCTTTTTGGAACTGTCTACGGCGAAGTACCGTATCTAGATATATTACGAACCACAACGAATCCGAATTTACCATTAACACAATTGGAGTATGAGGAATTTGGACATCCGGCTGAGAAACTTGTCGACCTGGCGACCTTGGCTCGTATTTCTCCGGTTGATAGAATTCCTGAACGAGGCCTTCCTGGCCTGCGCGTATTACTGCGAACTGGAGAAAATGATCGGGAGGTCTTGCCCTATGAACCTGTAAAATGGATTACACGCGCTCGAGGAGGGCGTGAAGATTCTGAGAAACTCTTGGCATATTCGGAGGATGAAGGGCATTTTGTAGGTGGTTCGAGTCTTTTTGATGAACGGGCGACGGACTTGGCAATTCTCCTGGCCTGGCAATAAAAAATGTGAGTACTGAATATACAATGCCTGGAATGAATGGAGTTAGCCGCACACGCCGCAACCGCAGGGGCAACAATGGCACGAATGTGCATGGCGGCCGTCGTAACCGTACGCGCCGTGGCAACAACCGCAGGGAAAATAACGCGGACATGCCTGGCGGCCGTCGCAACCGTACGCGCCGTAACCGCCATGGCGGACGCCGTTAAATAACGGATTTCTAATCAACCAATGCCTTATTCATCATGAATCAGATATTGATTGATAGTCTGAGTCCTTACTGGTGCCTGGTACACATGTTCGCCCACAATCTTTCGTAGAAAGAGGCGTCTGTGCTGATCTAAAATACCGTGGTCAACAACCGCACCACGATGTCTTGCCGTTCCATATCCCTTGCTGGACGCAAGTCCATATGTTTCTGCCGTGGCCGTATTGGCCGCACACCACTCCTCAACCCATGTATCACGGTAGACCTTGGCCACAATGGATGCGGCCGCAATGGGTACATACTCTGCATCACCTTCAATAATTGTATGCTGTTCATCCGTCCATGAGCTCAATGGTAGAATACCATCTACAAGAAGTCGCTCAGGTTCAACCGTGAGACTCCCAACGGCTCGTTCAAACGCTAATTGATTGGCCTTGGTCATACCAATCGCGTCAATCTCAGTCGCCTCTACGCGACCAATTCCAACATCAAGTGCCGCACCTTCAATCTGTGCGGCGAGTTTTGTACGGCGGGCTGCCGAGAGTTTCTTGCTATCCTTAATTTGCGGAGTCAGTTCACGAATCTCCTCTGTCCATTCCTCTTCAGGAAGCCACACTACGGCTCCCGAAACAAGTGGACCCCAAAGACATCCTCGGCCAACCTCATCTACACCTGCTTCAATCTTTGAGTCATTCGTAAAGCGTGTTTTTAGCATTGTACTTGATTAGTAGTTAATAACCACCGTCAAATTTTGCCTACTGTAGATAGATGTGGAAGATACTGATTCCACTGCTATTACTTTTAGCAGTTATCTTTATACAACTTCGGCGAGTCGAAGGCTTTGATGGTTCTACAATACAGGCTCCAACATGTCCTACTGGAAAAACATTTAATCCTGCAACAAATCTTTGTAGTGATGGCTCTCCCCCCATATGCCCCACAGGATGGACTTTTCGCGGAGGAGCAGGAATGTGTGAAAATACAACTGCTTTATGCACGCGTATGACAGGCACCTATTCCGTAAATTGTACGACTGGGGCTGTATTAAATCCACAAGGAACGGCTGTTCCGTCTACATGTGGATACAAAGTCGATATAACAGGTGTTATAACGGATCCGAATGGTGGTATCTGCGGCTCAGTTCCCGCTGCCTGTAAGGGGTGGGCATTCAATGGTTCTGGTGTCTGGACGAATTTTAATTTAGTTTCAAATACACCAAGTGTTAATCCTAATGGAGTAGGTCATCGTGGAACAGGTGGTCTTAGTATTGGCGGATATACTGGCTCCTATCTTGGAAATCCTAGCGTCGATACAACTAGTATTAATTCACAGTTAGGAAATATATGGGGAGGGTTTTCTGGAACCACACCGACCTTTGGAACACCTGGAACGACAACAACAACACCAGGGACAACAACACCAGGAACAACAACAGTCCTCCCCCCTACAACAACTACAACAACTACACAAGATGCTTCAGGAAATTCGGTGGATGCATCTGGAAATGCAGTGCCTACAGCTAGTTCTGGACTAATTAATTTAACTCTTGCCGATTTGATTGCTCTCTTTGGCAGCACGGCCACTGGAACAAGTGCGCCTCCTACAGCAGCCACTCCTTCAAATAATCCTGCAACTTCAACGACTGCCGGCCAGGATTTCTATAATCAGTTCCGCCCGATGCTCCTCGATGACATTAATAAGGCAATTGAGGCCAAGGCGACGGCGGCACCTGCTCCCGCTGCCACCGCTACAACAGAGGCAGACACAAGTTGCTCACCGTCTCTGCAACAGGGTACTGACTTCAGCACTGCGCAAAACAACATACAATATAACCAGGAATATATCCGCAAGGACTCCATTCCTTGCTACGCATGTAGCCTCTAAAATAATACTTAAATGTGGTAGATGGGAAACGGTCTTCTCTTTTTTGGACTCGTTTTAGTACTTGCTATATTTGTTGTGGTTGCCTCACAGACAATGCCAACAAAGGAGGGTTTTCAACCCCTTGTAATCCCTACACCCGGTCCTCCAGCACAGCCGATTAATGCTGGAGCGAAGGCGATGCCCTACACGGAGCCTTCAACGCAGATTTTATCGGCGCCTATTGGACAGACATCAGATGTTACATCACGCCCCTTCCAGGACCCTGCTCTCGATAAATCAAAGTATGTAATCCTCTATTCACTTCTCCAGGATATGCACGGATTCAAGGCCTTTGAACTCGAGAAGCTTGAGGATACTTCAGACCCCGCAATTAGTCTGCCTCTGAATACATTCCGCGGTGACCTCCAGCGCCTTGAAGATGAAGTTGCATTCCTCAATCGCAATCCTGGCATTGACACCACGCTCACTGTAGAAGATGTTCATGAAATCCGCGTGAACCTCACATATCTGCAAAAGAAGGCGCGGGCGATGAACTCAGGCACCATTGAGGGATTTGAAGATTCAACGGCATCACCCAAGGCGACACTTGATGATCTTAAGGATACCAATACAAAAATCAGCGTAGAGATTGCTCGCCTTCAGGCGAGTGGAACAACCGATCCGAGTTTTCAGGCCCGTGTAAATATCTTAGTCAAGATTCAACAGCAGATTGGAAATTACATCACGCAACTCCAAAATAATACTCTTCAACCCGCAGATGTTCCGATTACAAAGGAGAATCTCAAGAATTTTCTCCCGCAGATTTCGAACCCCTCGAGCCCTGTAACACAGTTCTTGAACTCAATCCAGGCTCCGACTTCAATGTCAAACCTCTTCCCTGCATATGTGGGTGGAGACATTTCAGGAGCGGCTCTCGCAAATATTTTACTGCAAAACTACGGAAAGGGTCTGTCGTGGGACATCAATATGAAGTATTCCCCCGCGGATGGTTCAGCCTTGAATGCCACGACAAATGTTGCGACGCAACAGTTTCAACTCGGCTCTCCTCAACTTCAGATGCCTCCTTCGACACGCGGAGCCTTTGACCAGGCCATAGCACAAATACAAAAAGGAGAGACTTCCGGTGTTCGTCCAACTCTACCTGAACCGCCGACACAGCAGTTTAATTGGAAGGACCGCTCTTCACAGATCTGCGAATCTGTGCGTCTCCGCGGCCTTGACCCCGCCGATTTTGGGTGTCTCGCCAATGTCTCCAAGGTCGGCCAGGATTTCTCCTGGCGCGGATATGCAAAGATGGTCTGCAATCGTCTGAAGACAACACTGGATGAAGGACTTCCCGAAACATGCGGCTGTCCTCCCGTTGACTGGCCTGGCTGGAAGCAATAAAACCCCTTCTTAGGTAGGAAAGGAATGAATACCACACAAAGTGCAGGACTCATCTTATTAGTCACCCTTCTGCTGGGTGTCTTCATGGGTGCCGGTTTCAAAAAGATGCAGAGTGAAGGATTTAGCGGTGGCTGTAGTCGCTGCGGGCGTAGTCCGTGCGGCTGCCAGGCGGGTCAGCAGTGCCCCCCGTGTGTTCAGCCCGACATGAGCAAGTATGTTCTTAAGGCGACTGTGCCTCCGTGCCAGCAGTGCCCCGATATGACCAACTATATGCTTAAGTCAGAGTGTCCTCCAGTCCCTGATTTAAGTAAGTATGTGCTTAAGAGCAGTATCCCGAAGCCGCAGCCGGTCATCATTGATAGCAGTGCCTGCTCGAAGCAGTGTGGTGAGTGCCCGCCGTGCCCGCGTCCTCGTTGCCCCGATGTCCAGTGCCCTGCGCCGACCAAGTGCCCGCCGCCTGCGCCGTGCCCGCGTCCCGTCTGCCCGCCGACGACAGTCAAATGCAGAGCGGAGGAGACACCTGCTTCCTCTGTACGCCCCTACCTGGCTCCTCTCGGAATCAGTGGGTTTGGGATGGCGTAAGACTATTAATAAATGTAGATGTTGTCTCATTTTCACGAAGTGCGAATGCGAGAGCAAAACTGGCGATAGCATGTGGAATCTTCAAGTTGAAATCATCATACGGCAGCGTCGGATCACATCGTGTATTGAAGATAACATCCATGAACTGTGGGCTATAACTACATGTGGCCTGGGCGTGATGTAATTGATGCTCAGCATTCGGCCAAATGCTGTAGTCAAGAATATGAATGCAGATATATAAAAAGGCAGCGGCCAAGACAATCCATGTACTCAGCACCTTCACTCCTAGAAGCCATTCCGCAACTAGCAAAATAGCAAATCCGAAAAAGTTGACTATCGCTTCAAGTATGAGGGCTAACCAACGAGGCAAGTCGATTGCATGATTGTGATGAAGTTGTACATGAGGATTTATCAAGTAAATTGGCATCTCTGGCATATGACACCATGCATGTCCAGCATAGGACCAGAAGAGCAAGAAGAGTGTTTGTAGAAAGGCGATGGGCCAACCGTATTCGGGTACACCTAGATAGGTAAAGAGAGTTATTGTAACAGCTAGAAATGGCCCATAGGCTTGTAGAAAGTCTCTCTCCATTCTACTCTGTGGCACCCACTAAATGGCAGGAAAAAGCCCGTCAATTCTCTTCTGAACGGGAACCCAACCAAAGGAGAGTGCCGTTAACTTCACTAGGAAGAAAAAGAGGGTAACTCCTACAAACACTTTCTCCAAAGCTCCATTTGGTATATCCGATTTAACACCTAGACGACTCTTTACAAATTCGGTCATTTTTTGATTAATTCCAGGCAGTACACTTTCATGATGAGTTAAGATACATCCATTGAAGAGGAGGCACTGAATAAACACAATAAATGTAAAAAAAGTCATCAGGCCAACTACAATAAGGCTTGTACTGAATGTCAGCATCAGAATGGTTCCGTGAATACAGACTAAGTGCACGATAATAAAAAGCAATCCCAGCATCCTACTTCTCTTTTATAAGATAAAAGTAGGGGGATGGATACACGATTCTGGGGTCCATCAGGATGGGAATATCTCCATCAAATTACATTTGCATATGAACCCACTCAGAAAAAGCCAGTTACAGAACTCTTTGAAATGTTGCCATTTGTTCTACCTTGTAAATTCTGCCGTGCAAGTTTAACAACATATTTGAAGAGTGATCCAATTGATTTGAGTACCCGTGAAGCCTTTTCACGATGGCTCTGGAGAATTCATAATGCCGTAAATGATAAACTCCGTAAACAGGGTCAAGATGTGGGCGATGATCCGAGCTTTGAATCAGTAAAGACCTATTATATGGATTCACTTGCAAGTGGATGTACACGGACACATTTTCCAGGGTGGACCTTTTTATTTAGTATTGCCGAAAATCATCCACTCTGTAAAGAATCACGCAAAACAACACCATTACCTGATGCACCACCGCGAAGTCCCGGTATGACAGATGAGGACCTGAATGAATGGAATCTCCTGCGGCCTGAGGAGCGAGTCCCGTATTATCGCCGGTTTTGGGCTGCGATTGGAGGCTCGTTGCCATATCCTGAATGGCGGAGTCTTTGGGAAAAGGAAGCCGGCAAAGTGGGACTGCGCGCACATACGGGAAATCGCTGGGCACTTTTAAAGGCACTCTGGCGCCTACGGTGTACAATGGAGTCTGAACTTGAATTACAGAATCGTACACGATTCGCTGACTTGTGTCGTACACTTGCAGATCATCGGAGTGGATGTGCAAAATCAAAGAGGGCCATTACATGTCGTAAGCGGTTGCGTGGTACGAACAAAAAGACACTAAAGAAATAGGTAGGATGGACCCAACAACAATTCTCTTTTTAATTGTTTTTGGATTGCTTTTAGTTCATTATTTAGTTCATGTCTGGATAAGCCGTAATCAAATTATGCCTTGGAGCTCTGGAGGGTCGATTGAAGGCTTCGAAGATACAAAGGCGACAATGGCCACGGAATCTGAAGTGAAGTGGCTCGAGCCACCGGAACTTTTTGACGATTTTTACAGCAAAGTCTACGACCAACTCGCCCAGGGTTCAAATCGTCTACAGGCCGAACTTGGTCTCGCACTTCATGCATTTTCAGCAGGAGGCAATAAAATCACCGATATGCGAATCTTAGATGCCGGCTGTGGAACAGGAATTGTCACCGCGGCCATGGCCAAGATGAATCCCGCAAAGGTTATTGCGGTGGATATGAGCCCCGCGATGCTTCACCGTGCGAAGACGATTACACTTGAACAATCGACGCTGACACAGGCCCAGAAAGATGTCATTGAATATCGTCAATCTGATCTTCTCAATCCGAGTGCTCTGGCTCCTGGTGAAGTGACAAATGCGATTGTCTTTTACTTTGTTACTTACTATATTCATGACATTGAGGCACTTTTCCGTAATCTCTTTGTGTGGGTAGCTCCTGGAGGAACGATTGCGGTTGAAGTGGTGAACAAGTACAAGTTCGACCCTATGTTGGATTCATCCGCGCCGTGGACCGGATTCAGTCTTCAGAAGTATTCAAAGGAGAGAGTCACTCAGAGCAAAGTCACCTTTGATAAGTTCGAGTACGAGGGCAAGTTTGACCTTATTGACCCTGTAGCTGAGTTCCGCGAGACCTTTCGTTTTAAGGACGGCTCCGTTCGCAGGCAAAAACACGTATTTGTGATGCCGGCCATTGAAGAGATTGTAAAGATTGCAAAGGTGGTTGGGTGGGAATACAAGTCGTATGTTGACCTGACAACAATAGGATTTGAATATGCGTACCTGCTGATTTTTAAGCATCCGTAATGAATAGAGACGCATGAATACAATTTTTGACGTCCACCAACCAGGTCTCCGACGCGGTGCCGAGCGTCTAGCCTTTGCTCCTCATAAACGGTATTTCTATGTTGAACACCCTACGGAGGGTTGGAAGGTGTTTCTTCGTGCCTGTACTTTTCTCCATGAGGAGGGAAATCCTGATCCCAAGCGGTTTCTTGTAGTGAAACGCTATCAGGCTCGGCCGAATGGAGCTGTCTGGGAACCTCCGAAGGGGCAAATGGAGGGAAAGGATGGTCTCTCTCATCCCACATGGAGTATTTTAGATATTCTTACCGAAAATGTAAGTCGTGAAGTGGAAGAAGAGGCAAAAATCAAGAAGATTGATAATTTACAGTATACGGGGCTCGTTTTACAGGCCCAGGAGAAGGACTATCCGCCGAACACCTATTTTCAATATCACTGTTTCCGTGGAACAGTAACACCTGCTGAGATTAATAATGCTCTAGGCGAATTTGAGTGGCTCAATGAGCATCCGAAAGCGTTTGCACGGATGCGCAAGGATGTGCGTGAAAAGGATGCGTTGGCCTGGTATGACCCTCGGAGAACAAAAATGATGGGCAAATGGTCACCGAGTCTACTTGTCTTGTATCTACGCGAGCAATTATCATAGTGCCTCAATCTTCGGTGCAGTAATGGCTGTACTCATATACTTTAGTAGATTCGTCTTCGATTCGGCCAGATAATCAAAGGTACAGAGGTGCATCTCTGCCTGACGATGACCGGAGCAGTAAGTCTTTTCACACTTACAGGCAAATCCAAGAAGACCGACCTTCTTCTTACAGGCGGGGAATGCACATCGAATTGGCTTTGGTTGGTTCTCTGACATGTTTTAGAGTTATACTGTAAAACATTTCAGCGAATGACTCAATTTTTACCAACCGCACTTACGATTCTTACGCGACGCCTTGCGATTCTTACGGGTCTGCTTACGATTCTTGCGATTACGGCGAGTGCGACGACCACCACGAACCGCAACTGGTCCTGTCGGAATCTTAGCCAGCGTACCTACACCACCAGGCCAACTTGTCAGTACATCATTTCCTGAAGCATCGGTCTCCATTCTACTTAGAGGATATCTATATTCTTTCAGTAGGATGTCCTTTTGGGGGCAAAGTCCAGGTCCCACCTGGTCCGACTTTTTCTGGTCAACAATTCTCTGTAAGGGTACAACACACGCATTTCCTTTAGTAAGAGGACAAGTACCATGTCCTACTGGAGCCTATTCGCACACTCTGCGTCAAGCGAGTGAGCGGGAATCTGAAAAGATTGCTGCATTTTTGCGAGAACATTTTAAAATAACTGCGCGTAGTGAATGCGTACTCACAGCTGAGCGTATTCGTCGTGGAATATCCGCAGGATGGATTATTATCTATTCAATGGGAGACAAAGGGGAGATTCTGGGCTGTTGTGCGAGTCGCCCTCTCGGAGAGTGTCGTCTATTTGAGCGCAATGGCAAGAAAATGCGTTCTTCATCGGCTAGAAACACCGGATTTATTGATTTCTTTTGTGTAGTGCCATCTCTACAGAAATCAGGCCTCGGTTCGACAATGCTACGCTTTATTCGTCATATTACAAGCACACATGGACGACTTATCCATTTCTTTCAAAAGGAGGTGACTCCGTTGCGAACTCTACCTCCTTTATGGTCTGGGCAGTATAGTGTACGCTATGTCAAAAAACCGGGTCAAAATCAATCCGTTGAAGAGGTGAAAATTGGAGACAATTGGTTACAGAAGAAAGTGATTGAAGAACAATATACGCCGTTTACAATTGCAACCTATATGAATCAGAATTCAGGTGATACAAAACTTTTTAAATACACTGCAGAAAAATACGATTTTTATCTGACAATTACAGATACATTTTCTGTAGAAAAGGGCACAGATCAACGAATGGGCGAAGTGCTCTCCTATTGGTCGGTTGGTACCCCTACAAAAGAAGAGACCGTGTTTGCAATGGAGACAATTCTTGATTGTACTGGCTATAAGATACTGCTTATAGACAGCACATTTCCACATATTAAAGAGGAGTGGAAGTTAGATGCATCGTATTATTATTATATCTACAATCTGAATCCTCGGCGATTTTTTAGTGTACGACCTTGGTTCTGGTTTTAAGAAGTTCTAGGCCGCGGCATCGCAACATTTCCAGGCGCCTTGAGTACCTCAAGCGCCCCAAGACGATAGGTGCCCTCGCAGAACTTGTAGTACTCAGAAAGCATGTTACGCGCCTCATCGGCTAATTGGTTCACGCGCGGAATTCCACCCTTCATGACACTCGGCTGAATGCCCTTGATTTGTCCCGCTTTATCAAGAAGAAAGAGTTTCGGGAGAAACTGCATGACCGCCGCAGTGTGTTTGATTTGATAGGATAAGAGGGTGGCAATACTCTGTCGCACCTTACGAATCGCCTCCGCATTTTTTACAAATATCTCCTTGTCCTTCACTTCAGGAGTTTCGCATTGGTAAAACGGTTTGCTGAGCACTTTATCTAATTGATCCGGTGCATCACGAGAGGGTGGAGGAGGGGCGAAAATCACCTGCATGAGTTCCGTAAATTTCTTGTATTTCGGTTTTACCTCTTCGCTAATTTTAGGCAAATTTCCCTGGACCATGTCAAAGAAGAGTTGATTGAGGGCACGGAGTCCTGGAGAGTGTTTCGTAATCACTTGTCCATAATTGGGCACTGAATCAGGAATTCCAGGCATCGGTGAATAGAAGCAGACACTGCTTTTAAGGGGCGTATCCTTCCGCATTGAATCAATCAGAGTAGGGCTCAGCAGTTGAATGGCGCGGGCCACGCAATACGCCTTCGGCTTCTCCTTGAGATACTTGAAAATGCCTGTGTAGGAGAGGCCCTGTACAACACCTGCGTTATCTGAAGAACCTTCTGTACGGCGACGCAGATCTTCGGGGCGTGCATACGCTTGTACACCACGCGCAGCATTTCCCATGACGGTCGCAAGTGCAGTTGAAAAATTTGTGTTATTGTAGGCATAGTCTCCTCCTCGCGATATTCTAAAGCCAAGAGTATAGCTTGTATCCTTGCGAGTTCCATTCACCGTTATATCATCGATGCGAAGTGTGTAGGAATCACCTTCGCGAAGGCTCTCTATGGAGACACTCGCCTCCACTAAAATGTCTGCACGAGGACGATAGAGTACATTTTTATTCTTATTTGGGTCAAAGAGCAGGGTACCAACCGTAGTTGACGGATCACGAGGAATTGCTGCAGAGGTTCTTGATGAAATTACATAGAGATTTGTGGCGGGAATGCCCGTAAAATAATTCTTCGCAACCGTGTAAAAATCACCGAGTTCTGAGCGGTCTTCTTCTGTGGCCACGCCACCTTGTTGGCCGCCAATAAATCCAGGCGGCGGAGCACGACGACCCAGCGGGTTCGCCTGAATGGTCGCACGAAAATCTCCTGCCTGTGCTTCAGCATCGGGAAGAGAGTCAATTACAGTGAGCGCGAGGGCGCCGAAAATCTGTATGATACGCACATAGAAGAAGGCGAGTTGGAGACAGAGACTATCGCGATAGGTCTTCAGACCAGTGCGACCCTTAATAGACTCTTCATCCGAGAAAGTGAGTCGTTTTACTGAATCAAAATAGAGAACATCTTGATTTCCCAGTTTCGGTTCCAATTGCAGTTCAAAAAAGAACTTTTCAAGGGCACGCTTTGTAAAGAAAATATAATCCTTGCATCTGCGTTGGTCGGCAAGTTTGAGAAGGTCCTGAATATCCGTGTTGTTCAACATCCAGATAAAAACACCATTTATAACGTCCTGTGTTGGTGCTGTTTTACTTTTTAGTGCCTCCCTAGAAGGCATTCCCGCTGGGATTGATTGACCCGCTCCCATTCTAGACTGTCTTTGGAATTAAAGTTTCAAGACGCTTCTTATGGGTTTCAAGGCGGCGTAGACACTTCTGTAGTGTACCTTCGCTCACTCCACAGACAGATGCAATGCGTTCATAACTCACCTCTGTGAGGCCACGGCGCTGAAGGAGAAACCCGATGACACCAGCACCGAGTGACGGCGGCATATTCTCAGGACTGAGTTCATTATCTTCAATGTAGTCGCAGAGTGTCGTTGCAATGGTTGAGATCTCCTCAAACTTATTACGAGGAATTGCGAGTTGACTGAGCGGGTAGTGAATATAGTCCCGAGCCCGGGTGCTTTCCAAATTAGAGGGTGTTGAAGTCTGTTGAATAAGACCACGCTGCTGAGCAATGGCTAGGACCTCCTGAAAATACTTGAATGACTTGGTGAATTGGCCCGTAGTCAGATGAAACATATCTGCGACCTCCTTGGGTTTTCGGGGTTGTCCTACCTTCTTTAGTGATGCATACATACAACTCGCAATGACACTTGTGCGTGAAAGACCGCGTTTATCACAATGTTCAACGAGTTGGACGTAGAGGTCCTTCGCATTGTCAATGACACTCTGGTCAAGCCCGTGATTGGTCGCAGCGAGTGCAAGCATTTCATAGACCTGGAGAAGTGCACGCTCTCTGTAGGGCAGCATATTCCAGGTGTGATAGCGACGGATACGAGCCATGGCTGCGCGGGCCGTGCTCGGTCCGCCTGAACTCTTTGTAAGAATAATGGTTCCTAGTGATGAAGATGGAAAACGGAAATCGGTCGGTGCTCCTACACGACACGGATCGTTGCTGCTTCGGTCATCGTGCCCGAAGAAGCGATACTCAGCGCCTGACTCGATACTTCTGTTTTTAACATCACCACAAAGGGTACATACATTTAGATCTTCATGAATAATTGTGTCTTCAGATGTGGCGCATGCGCAGGTTGATTTTGTAGGTTTGCTAGAGGTTTCTTCCTCAGACCAATTCCAGGCAAACTCTGGAACTGGCTTGTGGTGAACTCGACCTGGAAAGAGTGAATCCATTTGGAGTGTTCTTAAGATTAAATTTCAGAAAGAAAAACGCAATCAAATTTAATGATACCACTGGACACCGCCCTTTTAAGCGCCATGCCGTGGATTATGCTTTCCAGCGTAGTCGAAGCAGGCGCACTCACTCTGCTGCGTATTGGAGGAAAGTGGAATGTTATTTACTCTGCAATTATTTTTGCTTGTGCCGTTGTACCCTTGCTTTCAAAGGCGCTTGAATGGGAGGGTGTTGGTATGGTGAATTTTATCTGGAATGTCTTCAGTACATTTTTAATGTTTTCAATCGGATATTTCTTTTTTGAAGAAAAGCTCACCTATTTGAAACTCGTTGGAATCTCATGCTGTATCTTCGGCATTGGCATTCTTTTACTTGTAGAATAGCAGAGGAGGGATGTCAGTTCTCCCCACAGCAGAAGTCAATACAAATACACCCGGGTTTACTGGGCCCAAATATGATTTTGCAGATGAACTGCCACTTCCTGGAGCGGCGGGCGTTCATCGTGGCAACAATATGGATGATGTGATCGGAGCCGTGAAGGGCGCTGCATTTTATGTAGACATGATTGGATTCGGTCAGAGCAGCAGCAGTCTAACAAATGGACTGAGTGCACTGAGGCCTCTCGGTGTAAATTACTTTATTAAGACTGGGCTTCAGTGTGATAATGGCGCAGATATGTGGTACTATGTGAATGGTATTCCAACAGGCGAGGCTCTTGGACCGAAAGTGAAGGCTGGACTGGCCTCTGCGGGACTTCCTGGACTTCGTGGCTTGGCTCCAGGAATGATGGAGGATGCAGAGGATGCCTTGAATCCGGTGCCAGTGATGAATGCGATTCTCGGCTCAGGATATCCGAAATGCCGAAAAGTGACAAAGCCAGTAGGAGACACCAAAGGTGCAACGAGTGCATCCGATGGAACACCGTGGATTGTTGGACCCATTGATCGAAGCAGTGGTCAGCCTATGCAGACTCAATGGGTTCAGGATGTTGATTCGGGTGGTTCACCGATTTTTTTGACTCAATCGGAATTTAATGCTGCTGCGAAGGATTTCTGCCCTGACGGCACGGAAGTGAAGGCTCATTCTGGAGGAGATTGTACAAAGTCTGCTGGAAACGAGGGGTTTTCAAGTGGACTTGATACGGAGGCTTGGGTTATGGCAGGACTTTTATGTGCCGCGGCAGTCGTTGCAGTTGTGCGTTGCCGGTGAATATTTAGTAGACACTTTTTGAAGAAGAATCTCTTATTCAAAAAATCTCTGAAATCGGAATCGAACCAATGACTTGGGGAGATCCATTGCTGAGTGAATTCACACTACAATCCCCCGCTCTACCAACTGAGCTATTCAGAGGGTGGGACTTGCCCGAAGTGTCTTCTATGGTTTACTTTAAGCAAGCGCACGGGACGCCAACGGAGTTGGCTAACTAAGAGCCCTATGCAAGGGCTCTGAACACATAGACCGCCGCCGCACCACCCAGGCACTGGGAGACAACATAGCCAGCCAGGTCACTCGCAGAGAGCGCACCATTCACGAACATTGCGAGAGAGACCGCGGGATTCACGTGGCCGCCGCTGAGGGCGCCGATGCAGAAGATGATGAGGGCGAGCGTCAGACCAATGACCAGCGCATTGCCCGTGGCCAGAATGCTTATTAAGAGAAGAAAGGTTCCGAGAAATTCGGCAAGAAGGTTCAGGAAGTTCATGGTTTCTACTAAGGGACTGAAAAATTTGATACGCCTTTTATTTGTAAGCAAAAGTACATACAGTCATGGCCCTCCGCCGTATCAAGAAAGAAATTGACGATCTCACGAAGGACCCACCCGCTAATTGCAGTGCTGGACCCACAGGCGATGATCTCTTCAAATGGAGTGGTGCTATCTTTGGCCCGGCCGATAGTCCATATGCCGGAGGTTATTTCAAGATGCAAATCCAATTCCCTGTAGACTATCCCTTCAAGCCCCCGGTCGTAACCTTTCTTACGAAGATTTATCATCCCAATATCAATTCTGCGGGTGGCATCTGTCTTGACATTCTGAAGAATCAGTGGTCGCCTGCGCTTACAGTTGGCAAGGTTCTTCTCAGTATCCTGAGCCTGCTCACAGATGCAAATCCAAATGATCCCCTCGTACCGGAAATTGCTCATATTTACAAGACCAATCGGCAGGAGTTTGATGAAAAGGCTCGCGCCTATACTCTCAAGTATGCTATGCCTTAGTAGAGAGGGAGAATGAAAAGAGATATTGTATTTATCCTTAGCGCAATTGTGCTTGGTCTTTTTTTCTATATCATTAAGTATAAACGACCTGCGCAAGTAAGTGGATTCCAGGATATGCGCCCTGCGTCTGTAGGGGATAAGCCAATTAACTATGTCACTGGGCCTGCCGATTCAATGCTAAATCCGCGTATTCCGTATCATCTACTCCAAGGTGTTCTAGAAGATGCGGCCGTGGATGACCAGCCAAATACAGCGTTCAATGCACAGGCGTGCTACGAGAGTGATTTTGCAAATCGGATACAACTCACTAGAAATTACAGCCAGTTGACAAATAACTATCGCCGCAAAAATCCCGATTCATGCTCGGCTCCGACACACGAACTCGTAAATAACTTTTACAAGCCGAGTATGCTCTAATCAGTAATCGCACACGCGGTTGACTTACGCTTTACAGATGATTCAGGTAGGGCAAATTCACCACGCTTTGCCTTCTCCACATCACGCCAGAAATCATCCAGTAGAGGAATAACCGATTGGAACCATGCTGTATCACGATATACAGGATGAATCCACGACTTCTCTAGAAACCACGGAATACGCTCCAGAACATGCCACGGCGCTTCAGGCTGTGGGTTCCATTTCATATCACCAATAGGCCCATACACATACTTTGTCTCAAGAGTGTCATGATTCTGTAGAAGATAAATCAGACCCTCTGTTGCATTCAGTGGTGCCTCCTCCATCCACCCGCGTGCCGTCGCGGATTTGAAAGTGAATTCACAATACTGACAGACAGGCACTTCCGCAACCTCCATTTGCAGCTGCATCTGATACCAGTAATTCGGTGGAACTCCACCACCGACAACTCGTGAAGAGGGGCACTTAATCTCCACTAGATTTCCAAGCAGGGCCTGATGCTTCGTATCAGTTGCAGTGATAAGACCATCGGGTGACGCGGCGAGTGATGCAATTGTAGGATGTCTGAGGCGACCGAGGTCCACAATCGTCGCTCCCCACTTTGCTTCAAGAATCTGCTTCGCCACTGGTTCAAATCGAGTACCCCAATCAAAGGGTGTCATTTCCGCCGTCATACACGACTTCTTTGGTGCAGGCGCTGGACTTAGAGTCTCACGAGGCACCTTACACATCACTAGCTGTCCGCGAGCCCTTGGAGACCCGAAGAGATTATAGAGTTCACTTGCCGTGAGAAGGCTCATCGCTTCACGATACCATTCGTCTGATCGCTGTACGCTCTGCGGCTTTGCCTGCAGGTCCTGAATCCGAGCCAGCCTATCAAATTCAACCTTTACAAGAGCATTTGAAAGACACTTATATCCAATTTTAAAACAATCGAAAACCTCATAGGTCTGCTCGGTAAAGGTAGCACTCACTTCGCTCTCCTTCATGAGTGCTGCAAGTTCCCGCTCCATAGTGGTCCACCATGTATCTCCAAGCGTCGGATGCAATGGAGGAGGTTGAACCTCTTCGATTGCATTCAGAAACTGTCCTGTACATTCAAACATGGTTGTATATTGTTCCATTGTTTGAGCGTGATTCTCGTTAAAATTTATAGGCTGGCTATTCTTAGACCGTCGCCTCCTCCTTAGCTTCTGTAGGTGGCGTAGTAGCCTTCCTACGAAACGTCACTGCATTTCGTTTTTCAAGAACCTGAAACATCACTTTTCCATCGGCTCCGCGGTGCATAACAAGACCCTTAATCTCCTTGATCTTCTGCTCATCCTGGTCGTAAATAACAGCATTCTTGCTATTGAGCAGCTTCTTTTCATTCGCCTTCATAATCTGCGCATCCAGAGCGGTCTTTTCGACGGCTGTCAGGGTAAGGCGCACGGCCTCCTCGTCGACAAACTTGCGTAGACGATTTAGACGAAGACCGCGCTCAAGACGATGCCACGGGCGCTTGTATGCATCATCCGCCTCCTGGTTCAGGAAATTCACGAATGTATTCGTGCTCGCATGTAGATTTGCGGCAAAGGTCGAGCCGCTCAAATCTGTAGCACCAGAGCGCTTCTGAGTTTTTGAGCGATTCGAATTCATTCTATTACTACTATGCGTCTCGCCTTAAGGCACACACCGTTTCTGAATGGTGGCCAGTGGCTCTACAAAGACTTCGTCAATACAATCATTCCATTGATTTGTACTCGAGGGAGTTTCACCCTGGCCGGCCTTTAGCAGATAAAAAGTGCGCCAGCACTCCTCCGTGCCCTTCTGCTGAGTACGCGTCACCTCCTCGAAACTGTAGAAGTTTTTTAGATTCATTTGAGAAAGGTCAACTTCTACATAGAGAATCTTTCCTTCACGCCACTTTGACTTCACGGCAAACTCATTTTCAGTCAGCCACTGGTCAGGCTCATCCGTTTCACATATCTGTTTGCCGCGATTGTCTAAAAAGAGTGTTATCGGAACAAGTGACCATTTAATGAGGCTCGGTAGCTGTGATTTCGTATAAAAGGGGACAACAAACATCTACTTGTAGTAGTAAAGGGTTCTTAAGATGGAGTCAATTGAACTCACACCAGCCCAACTACGTATGCCTATAATCCCCCTACCACAAATGAGTCTCCGAAGTCGCCGCGAAGTCAGTGCGCTTGACCAGATTAACAGTCTTCATGTAGAACAATGGCAGACGGATGGACCGCAACTTCAAAATGACCGCCCTGATATAAGCAACGCTGAAATTAAAGAGAGAAATAAATGGTTAAATAAGTCTCTTGCCGAGAATTTGGGTGCTGCGAATGGAAATGATGCGGCTGCACAAAATGCTATGGCGTATCGCTATTCACTCGGCATTGGCGGTGTTGACCAAGATTTAAAAATGGCGCAGTCATGGAAAGATAAGTCAACTGAACGGGGATTTGCTCTTCACAGGCGCGGTGCCTATACATTTATGGATATGAATCCTATTAATACACGCACAACTGACCGAAATTATCTGCAGAATCAGCAATATGTTGCGGGGAATGGAGGTAGCAGCGGGGGATCTGATCAACTCGGCCAAAATCCGTATTTTGATCGGTTTGATGTTGTAACGGACCCATTTAATGTGGCGCGTGAACTTCGTGCAACGGTCTATGAAGATAAAGTGGATAGGGGACTTTTGGAATCAAAGCGGCTTCTGAATCGCACCTATACAACACGATATGTTGAACCAGACTATGTCGCCAAAAATTCACTTGATACTCTTAACTCCTATGAAGACCTCCGACCTCGTCTGAATACGATGGAGAAGACATATCGAAAGTACAATGACTAAGTCAGTCAACGCCTGCGGCTAGTCAAATCGCAGCTCAATCGCCATTAAATGTTTCTGCATCTGCTTTGCAGCCGGCGGCTCCTTCTCCGTCTGACGGCGCCGAGTGGACCGCGCAGATGAAGTGGTCGATGTAGTGGCCGTTGTCACTGTAGTGATAGTGGAATCTGTAGAGTTTGCCGTTGAATTACGCACCTTATTCTGCTCCTTCATGGCCTTATTCATGTCGGCCTCAATGGTCGGGGCATGGAGACTCAAATAGGTCAGAACATTCTTCTCAATGGCCCACCGAAAGAAGTTCAGTTTACCAACTGTTGTTAAGAATGGCTCCTCTCCAGGAATCTGAAACAGGATTCGTTCCCGACGACAGAAGGGGTCAAAGAGTTTCTTGGAGTACGCCTTGAGTTGCGACTTGTAGTTCGTGTAGACGAGGAACTCCTGGCCATCCAGAATATAGACTGTATTGTGACGCTTGGAATAGTTGGTCACAAACCAGTCTACAAGGCGTAGAGAGAGGTCCGAGGTGCCCTTTAGCATCGGCAGCACCTCCTTCATATCGGTGCGACCGGTATAGAACTTTTGTAGACTATTGACAATAAGTTCCTGCTTGCAGTGAATCTTCTTCTTACGAGTACCTGATTCCCCCGAATCAGGACGAAAAACGGGCGGGGACGGAAGGGGCTGTAGGATCTCCATGTGCTACTTGGCTACGCGCTGATATTTCTTAAGCCGGTGAATTTCTACTCAAGTAGGAGAGGGATGGGAGATCCAAATCATAGTTTATTAGGAGACGCCCTACAAAGTGCAGGGCATCAAAATGTTCCTATTACACCTATGATGGGAGGCGGCATGATAGGTGGAGGTCCTGAGGATAGTCTATTGGCCCAGCCGGCGACGCCAGTTCCTATTGAACCTGTTCGTGGTGGCGGACAGGTCGGTGGTGCAAATATACCAACATTTACTTTGAAACCGCTCAAACAGGTACAAATCGTAGCCGAAGAGCCTACACTCTTAACTGTAGATTTACTGAATGCGTATAGGGAGAAACGAAAGGGAATCTGGGGCACACCACCTTCAAATTATGAAGAATCTCGTACGAAACTTTTTCATTATGAAATTAAGACAAAAGAACCGGTGAAAATTTTTTATATTTATTCCTGGGACAATTTTCTACGATTTGTAAAAACAATTGCAAATGATAAAATTAAGAAAAAGAATTTTATTTATATCTTTTTTTCTAAACTTGACAATATTACACTTTTTAGTTTAATTTTTAAAAAATATATACGGCTTGTTACCGAAACACCCGCAGAAGTCTATTTTATCTATGAACGCACGGGTCCTAAAAATCAGATTGTCTGGGATTCAAAACATCGCGAAGATAGAGCCGAAAAGAAATTTCTCTTTCTTGAACCGGCATCGATTTCCATTCCATATATAAAAGAGGGAAAGGAGTATAGGCTTCTTTTATCAGCCACAGGAGTTCCTCCTACCGAAGTTCCAAAGGACTATATTGGCCTAACACCACGCGATACAGGCAGTGATCTTTTAAAATTCGAAGAGAAGGATGGTGAATACAAACCAAAATCACTCTTCAAACTAACTCCTGATACATTCTACGCAGTTGATACTCCTAAAACAGTTACAAATGCAAAAGAGTATTTACGACGAAAGTATGTATTATTTACATTTGAAGATACGGAAGAGGAAGAGGAGAAGGAAGAAGAGGAACCTGTTACTACAGTGCCTCCTGCAGTGGCGACAGAGCCTCCTGAGGCTGTTACGCCTGTTGCACCTCCTGAACCTGCGGCCGCGCCACCTCCTCTCAAACCTGACCCCTATGTACTAAAACTGAAGGGCACAGTGGCCGTACGCATAGGTGTAAATGTCTTTGAAATTCGTAAACCAACTCTTGCTATTCAGAAAGAGTGGGATGCTGGAACCTTTTCAGATTCTGAAAAAGCCATTTTTGCCGATATTGGAATTACAGATAAGTTTATCAAGTCTGCAGAAGGCTCTTCTCCTTTATCTGAACTCCAAACTCGCAAGGAGAGTCTCTTAAAGAAGCGCAGTGAGTTTTTAATGCGATTAGTTATGAATCGCTGTTTCAAGGATCAAAATCTACTTTTAGCCTATGAATGTGAACCTGTAAGAGAATTTTTACAAGAACTCTACGAACTTATACAGATTGACCGTGCAAATCTGTTCAGAAAAACCTTTGCTGGAATTGCACCAGCCATTATAAATCTTCAAAAACAGAAAATTGGACAGGTTGTCTTTACACGAAAAGATATTATGAGTCTATTGGATGGTCTTTTGCCTATATCAAAGAAGCCGAAGGGTTCGCTCATGTTTGATATACAGTTTCTTCGTACAGCGGGTACTTTAACAGCTCCTGGTCTTCCTGGTCCTGCTGCACCTCCTCCTGGCCCTCCTGGTCCTGCTGCACCTCCTCCTGGCCCTCCTGGTCCTGCTGCACCTCCTCCTGGCCCTCCTGGTCCTGCTGCACCTCCTCCTGGCCCTCCTGGCCCTCCTGGTCCTGCTGCACCTCCTCCTGGCCCTGCTGCACCTGCTGGATTAGCAGCAATTACCAAACCAGGTGTAGGAAGTCTACCTACAGTATTAGATCCAATTGGCATTTCAGCATTATATCTTAAATAAGACGAATTCTAGCAGCCTGACGTGACACAATATCCATTGAAAAGAGTACAAAGAGTCCAGACATAACAAACAGTAAAATTTCTGTTTGAGTATTCTCGCCCCGTCGTGATTCTAAATCATCGAGACGAGCAAATAGTAAATCGAGTTTCTTACTTACAGTTTCATCAATAGTCACCGCACCCTTCGGCATCTGTCCTCCAGGAGGTGGCAGTTCATCATAAAAGGCCGTATTTGCACCTGATTTTGTCATCGGCTTCCAGAAATCGCTCACAGAAGGTGTCGGTGCAAGTGCGCTCGCCTTGGCAACACCACCACCCTGCTTGAAGGCACTGTTCAGGTCAGAATAGGCCGGGTCCTGCCCAATGACATTCGTAAAGGGTGGCGGAGGCATTGTCAGATTCTGATTCTCAAATCCCTCATCGCTGTACTTTGTACCAAAGTACTTTGGAGCTCCCGTAGAAGTGCCAACCAGTTGTGTATTCTTTGGAATCTTAGGAAATGTATTCCTTGCAACTTGGCCGGCATCATCAGGTTGCCGTTCACTTGTCAAATCATACGGAACATCGCCCGTAAACGGTTCAGCATGAGGAGCATCATCGGGTGTGTGTTCCCGGAGTCCAGTCTCTTTATTTAGCGGCGGAACAGACGGCACACGCTGAACAGCCGGACGATCAGGATCTAAATCAAGAAAAGTCATCGGCGGACCCTTGCATCGCTTTGCCTTCTTTCTCTCCTCTTTGCGAGCCGACTCGCTGCCTTTTTGATCCCTACAGCCAGGGGCTGTGGGTCCGATTTGTGGGAAGGCGTCATCGAAGGAACAGTAGTTCATCTGACCCACTCTCTGTGGTCAGCAAAGAAAAGTGTTTAGACAATAGGAATGACCACACTTCAAGAGGCAGTGTTGGACTTTATACAAAAATCAAAGTCTTCCATCATGTTATTATTATATATCGCCACTGTACTTGTGATTGTCTTCAAGGACACTATTCCTGAGACAATTCATCACCAGGCCGATTCATTCCTAGGCCGTTGCCTTGGACTCGGTCTTGTTGTCTTTATCACTGGTGAATACGGCTGGATACTTGGACTTTTAACAGCCATTTCAATCAGTCTCTTAATTGGCTCCCGTATGGCCGCCATCGAGGAGGGATTTGGAAGTGGGGGTGAAACCTCTAAAATCACGATACCGAAAACAAAGCGGTGGTTTGTTGAACGGGCCCTAAATGAGAATCCAACAGCAATTGAAGAAGAGAAGGTGACCAGCAATAGTCAGATTGACGATACCCGAGGCGGCTACAGTTCAGGAGGTGGTGTCCAGAATTCAAGTGTCTCGAGATAATCGGCGATACAGGTAGATGGAGGCATGGGAAAGTGCTCTCAGTCCTGGAGGAGTTGCCGATGCAGCTGCCAGACTTCTTGTAACAGTTGCATTTTTCTCTTGGAATCTTTTTGAAGGTTCACTGTTTCACACACCGTACCCGGTTGAGTGGGTCTATTTATATAAGTTTCCGTACTGGCGTCTTTTTCTTGTACTCACTCTTATTGCTGCACTTGTCTGGTGCCCCACAGTTGGAATTATGGCAGCACTTGCGCTCTTTTTCTATCTGAATGACCTTTCACGCTTGACGAAACCTTGGTTGGAAGTCGCGCCGCCCCAGGCGCCCTCCAAAAACTAATGAATCAGTAGATGAGTGTAGCAAATGCCGCACCCGCAGTTGCTGCCATAACAGCCGCTGTAGAAGTTACAAATCCAATTGATGCAATTGTAAATAGTCTGAATACAAATCCGTATTTTATCGGAACGATGATGTTAATGCTGAATCTCGGTGGGCGTTTTCTCCAACTTGAGGTTTCGAAGGGTCAGGAGAAGTTTTTTCAACAAGTCTGGGTTCGCCGCATTTTAGTGTTTACAGTTATTTTCGTCGCTACACGCAATGTACTTGTTGCGCTCTTTATGAGCATTATTGTGCTCGCGCTTCTCTCTTTCTTGTTCAATGAGAATAGCAGCCTCTATTTGGGAGGTAGTGAAGATAAAGAGGACTTTACAAGCCCTACTCCAGGTGGTCTCACACCCGAAGAGGGTGAAATTCTGCGCCGCCTTAGTGAGAAGCAAGCGCGTGTGGCTCCACCTGCGGCTGAAGGTAAACAGGAGAAACCGGCACCTGTCGAGATTTACGGACAGAATTTGGCACTTCTCCAGACATTTTCATAATAGCATTTTACAAATGCGCATATGAAATTATACATTGATACTCAGTTCATTGCCCAGAATCGGGGCATTACGCTTCCTGCGACGACCTCCTGAGGTGCGAACAGACTCCGTCTGGCTGCGAATCTCCTCAGAGTGGACACTCTGCATCTCAGCGGCGGCTGTGGCAGAACCCATCTGGGCCATATTCATGTTCGAAACCTCGCTCATAGCCTCCGCCTGGCGAACCTCCGCAAAGGTCTTCAGGATGTCATCAACTCCACTGGGTCCACGCATCTCCCTACGGGCTACACGAGGAGGCTCAACGGACGCAACCGGTTGCGGCATGTTGGGAACACGGGCAGAGTTATTGAACGGTCCTGCTTGAGGAATCTGCTGGGGCATTTGGGGCGCCATGGGCGGCATAGGCGGCATCGGCATCCCACCGAACTGCTGGGGCTGCGACGGCTGAACGCCCATCGCCATGCCCATGAAATTACCGAAGCCCGGACCCGCCTGTGCAGCCGCCGCAGCGGCCATCTGCTTTGCCAGTTCAGGATTCTTCTTCAGGATATCATCCATACTCGGCATCTTCTGACGGAAGAAGGAGTTGCTCATGTGGCACATGAAGCCACTGCCCGCAAGCGCCATGACAAAACGCACTTCAGGCGCCACCTTTCCGCGGTCCTTGTACTTATCATAGAGTTCCTCGAAGATTTCATCGAAATCCTCAACATTCTCGTGAACGGACTCAGACCAGCCCTCAAGCTTCAGATCAAACGGGTCGAACTTATTGTTCATCCACTCCATGCCCGTAACGAGGCCCATCATCATCTGACGCTGAAAACGGAGACTGCTCTCCAGATTTCTGGCATCAACGAGGCGGAGATACTCCTGCTTAATCTCCTCGAGACTGTTGTCCATCGTAAAGTGACGAGTCACAGGGAAACCCTTGGCCTCCAGGCGCTGCAGCTTGTTGATCAGTTCAACCTTCTCCTTCTTCTCAGCATCAGGGTCACGGCTCGCAGGCAGTGAAAAGACCGGTCCCGTGGCCGTCTGTGAGTTGGAAAAGAGATTGGCACCTACATCACCACTCTGCTCCTTGCGAATCTCGATATTCACAGGAGCACTTCCAAAATCAGAGCCGAGATTCAGGGGCTCAAGCGGCGCAATATCAACCTCCTGGAGGCCAATGCCGCCACTGCTCCCACCCTGTGAAAAACTGATTGTGGGCGGCTCAGAACGACTCGTAGGAATATTTACTGTTTGGCCGGAGTTTGAGTTACCCGAGTTCACTTTGCTCGGATTGGCGAGCAGACTCATTCCAAAGTCGTCGCCCATGTCGTTCAGGTTAATTACATTACCGATCTCATCGCTTAACCCTAAATCGGGCGGGGCCATTTGCCGAGAGACCTCTTCCATTTGGTGAATGGTTGCCATTCCTTCTTTTGAATTTCCAAGGACTTTTTAAGCAGGCTTTACCGCGGCTGGTGCCACGGCAAGGGCCGCGGCTGGTGCCACGGTCGCCGGCATAGAATCCAGACACATGCAAAAAGCATCGGCAAGATCGGACCGCTTCTTATTTCCCTTGAAAAAGGCCAACCACTCCGCTCCTCGGACGACCGTTGTCTTCGCAAGTGCGGCTTCCGTACGGTCCTCTGAACCCTTCTTACGATCTGCATATCCCGCCGTGCCTGTTGCCTTTCCCTTTACCTTCATGCCTGCGTGAACCAGTTTGAAAGGAATGGTCGGATGACCCGCATTCAGAAAGGCATCCCGTAGAGTTGCATAGAGAAGCATCTGAACCGTTTTCATCACCGGATTTTTCAGAACGGGCTGATTTTCCAGACGAACTTCTCCAAGTTGTGGAAAAAATGGCTTGAGTTCCTTTGTAACAAAAGTCCGAATCGCATCGTGAATCTGCGCAACATCAATCGCCGCTGCATGCGGCACCTTGACTTTTACCACCGGTAGTGAAGCAAAGGCCTGAACGGCAGTCACCATGGCCTCCTTTGTCTTCGGCATCGGTTTGATACCCTTTTCAGTGAGAATCGCACGAAGTTGAGGTGCCCCAGGAATCTTTGTAAAGAGATTGCCGCTTGCATCCTTCAGAAGTGGAGCGGAGGCCGGTACATGACGGGCACAAGAGAGACCAACAGCCGAACTGAATCGCGCCTTTGCTGAGCATGATGCACATGAGGGCGCCTTTGCACCAGCCTCATCTGAGGCACGCTCCTCCAGTAGATTATAGTTTCCCCATCCGTTGATAGTTATCTGCTCACCTGCTACAGTGGTAATACACCACGCAAGATTCTTAATTCCAATATCAAAACAGAGTGTACCTTTGTTCATTCTGTTTTAGTATTTAATGATTGCTTAAGCAGCGCGTATAAAGGTGCCAGCAAGATTTGCAGAGCCAACGCCACCTGAGCCGAGTGTCTCGAAGGAACGGCCGCGAGCGGAGTTGCGCCCTCCCTCAAAGCGACGAGTCACAGGAGGCATTTGCTGAGTCTGTTGAGGAACATTCGTATTGAAGGTTCCAAACAGTGTCGGCAAATGCTCCTGGCGCTCCTGGCCGATGCCATTTCGGAGATTTGTCTGGTATCCTGAGCAACCAAAGGCATCACATTGCACTACACTTGCAGGAGGCGGAACAACTGTGTTATCAAAACCTAGATTAGCGCCCGTATTGACACTATACCGTTCGCGCGATAGATTAATAATTGCATCCGTATTTCTTTGTGACCAGAGATGCACTGAATACTGCATTCCAGCAGGAATATTTTCACTACAGTGAGTCCTGTAGTCAGTTAATATGGCAGCATCCTGCATAGGTGCAGCCCAACCGGGGTACCGTGCATCAGGTACAGGTGCAATTGCATAGACGCCCTTGGGTGTCAGTCTTTGAACAAAGGCCTGCTTCGATTGACTTTCAGAAAGATTTGTATATAAAAAGGGTTCCGTTGGAAGGCGGAAGAGTTTCGCGTCCATCTATATCTCCTTAAGATGTGAGTTCGGCATCCTCCTCGAGAAGAGCACCCTCGACCGCAGGCGGTGCACCCTCAGGTACTGCAGGAAGGGGCGTCTCCGCCTTACGAAGAGCCTCGGTCAGCTCCTTACGACCCGCTCCACTCGGTACCTTCAGATTGCGCTTCTTGGCAAGGTCCTTGAGTTCCTTCACTGACATGGACTCGTAGGTCGGGCTGACCTTTGTCACCTGAACAGGATCCGCCTTTGGAGTAACCTTTGAATCCGTCACCTCGAACGCCTTCATCTCGGGCTGACGATCGGCCTGCTGAAGGACATCCTTGTAGAGTTCCTCCTCAGAGCTATCTACATCCATCTGGTTCAGCGGCTCGGGTGCAGACACCGCCTCAACCTGTTCAACGGCCATTTCATCATGGTCATCGTGACTATGGTCGCCACGCCCCTGGCCAACCATCTCCATTGACATCTTTACATCAAGCAGAATGCTCTCAATGAGCGAAACCCGCTTTTCATTCTGAACTAGGCGGCTGTAGAGATAGAAACAGACGGCGCCGAAGACGAGTGTGAGCGTAATACCAATCGTCAGAGATTCCGTAAAACCACTAGAGTTCATTATTCTGCTAAGGAATCTCAACTTAAGGTGCTTGAATTGCCCGCAGGAGGTGCCCGTTCGGACGCCGCACCAGGGAACCCAAATTTCTTATAGAGTTCTTCGACGCTGCTTACTTTACAAATACCGGGTACGAGTGTAAACGAAAAACGGATGCCACTGTCTGAAACACTTGCGGGGACACAGAGACGCTGTATGTATTTGGGCGAAGTCTCTACAAGTTCAAACACATGTGTACTGACAACACTCAATACAGAAGTAGATGTCCATAAATGATCCAAGAATCTCTTGGCGGTTTTTGTTCCATCGGGAGGATTTGTGCTGTGGAAAAGTTCATCATAGAGAAGAAGTCCTCTCTCAGATAAAGTACTGCGCCGTAGGACTTTCGATGCAAAGGAGAGTTCGCGCTCAAAAAGACTCTGTGCGCCAGGTTGGTCAACAAGGCGAAGGCCTGATTCTATCCATGTAAATGGAGTGAGTGTTGCCGCAGTGGCAAATGCAACACCATATGTCTGCGAAAGCCAGACATTTAGCAGGAGAGCCCGTAGGATAGAGGATTTTCCGCCCTTATTCGGTCCAGTCAAGACCGTGTGCCCGCGAGAAACGAAGGAAGAAGTGACTCGTTTCTCGACCGGTATACTCGGATCGAAAAAGTTCACCAATTTACAAGAGGGACCACGGGTGCGAGTGAGTTTCACAAAACAGAGTTCGGGGCATATAGCAAGACACCATTCAATTTCGTGTTTTGCAAGCGTATGTGTAATCCATGACAAGTCTGTAGGATGGTCGCGAACATAGGCGTAGAGTTGGCGCGGCTCTTCGGTTGGCCAGACATGAAGATGAGGACATGAAATTGTGCGACCTGTGACTGCGCTATAGGTTGTGAAAAATTCCTTGAGTTTGGCTGAATACGCCTGAAAGAACTGACCACGCTCAAGAATCTGGTCGTCTATCTTCTTCATATGGAATGCTTGTTGAACAGGTTGAATAATGCCCTGAATGAGACCGAAGGCGGTCCAACAGGTTTGAAAGAGAATACGCGCTCGTTCGCCCAAATTCATTGTTGACCAGAGTTTTCCACCGAGCCACATCGACGATAAAGTTGTTATGTATGTATTAAATGGCATAGGAATCTTGAAGATGAATCTGAGAATGATAAACGGTAGAATCCATGCAATGAGTGGAATTAATACGGCGAAAAAGGGCACCACATAGATTTTGAAAATGGAGAGAGCGGGAAGTAGAAAGGGTACTTCATTTAGTGGCCGAGACCATTCCTGTGTAAAAACGAGTTGGGAAAGACTCTCCGCCTCCCAGTCTTTCGGTTGTGTACGAAACTCAGTGAGTTTCTCTTCAAATCCCTTGAGTTCAAAAAAAAGACGATTCACCTTTTCAACATTTGTAACAAGCACTGTTTCCCTGAGCCTATGAATAGGTTCTTGTACGCTACGAATAGCTTCAGGCGTTGTTTTTAGAGTTTGAATCGTTTTTAGGAAAAGTGTACGAGTCTCGTCAAGTTGAAACCCAAGGGGCTTGAGCCACTCGTCAGAACCCATTTCAGATCTGAGGTCCATTTTTGAAGAGAGAGGAGTTAAATTTGATAAAGGACCGCGTGCGCATGATTTAAAAGAAAGAAAATGAAGTATACACTAGCGATGGCTTCAGCAAGAAGCACCGAAGAGACCATTCAGGCGATTCTTACTTTAAGACATCGCGCCCCTCAAGTTCCCGAGGAGATTCTGTATAGAATACGAGCAATTGAATCCCTGCTTCACGACAACGAGGCTGTTGTTCCGAATTGGCGGCGTGGAATATCCGGAAATAACTCTCAAGTGCGAGGACGGCAACAGGGACATGCACCTCAACCTCCTCCGAATGCTCGTTGGAAGAATACTCCGCTTCCTGAAAATCAGGTGGCTAATGGAGGACAGGGCCAAGTCATACAGAATCAAAAATACCAGAGTCGTTTCAAGAATACAGATGCTGGTATTGATGATACGATTCTCAACACAATTATCTTAAATAAGTTGAATAAATTCAGTGCATCGACCTATACAGATGTACGCGACTTTCTCTATCAGATTCTTGATAGTGGCCAGACTGATTTTACAAAGGAGTTCATGCGCCTTGTATTCAAGAAGGCGGCAGCTGAAGATATGTATTGCCCCCTCTATGCGCGTCTACTCAGTGAACTCCGAACGACCTATCCCGTAATTCAGACGGAGATGAGCGAACTCTTTCATGCATATTTGACAATTTTCCATGATGTAGATGAATCGGACTCTGTCAACTACAAGGCATTTGTTGAGCGCAATCTTGAAAAGAAGTATCGTCTCGGGTATAGTCAATTCTTGGCAGAGCTTGTAATTTTAGAAACAGTTGATCTAGCATCGCTAGAAAAGACATTTGAAATCCTCATTTGTAATATTTCACGACTTGGATGGGTAGAAGGAAAGGTGCACGAAGTTCAGGAATATGCAGATTGTCTTCTAAGAATGTCAAAGGTGGTTCATAAGAAAAATACAGGATTCTTTGTAAATCTCCGTAAACAACTCTATGAAGTTCTCCGAGTGCGTCTAGAAGAAATACTTAATTCACCCAAAGAAGACTTTCCGAGTCTGGTTCCGAAAAGTCGGTTTGCCCTGATGGATATTCGTGATAATCTTCAAAAGTAGACGAATAAAAACATTTTTACTATGTAGAAAATGCCTCGTACTCGCAAGAATCGCTCAAGTGGATTAATGGGACGTCTCTGGAGCCCCTTTGGACACACAGCGATGGCCGCGTCCAACACGGCGGGTGCGGTTGCAAATACCGCAAAGGGCCTCGTAAGTGTAACGGCGCGCGGCGTGAACCGTGTTGGTCGCCGTGTTACGGCTCACTTCAATGCGGCAGTGGGTGACCTGATCAAGGGTCGCAAGAGCCGCCGCAACCGCAAGCAGGCGGGTGGCAAGAGCCGTCGTAATCGCAAGAACCGCAGCCGTCGCAACCGTAGAAACTAAATGCGCGAACCAAAAACTTGAATCCAACTAGCCACCCTTTTTGCGTTTAGGGAAAAGCAAAAATGAAGGAAAAGCATAGGATGCCCACCAACAAGAATCGTAGTACTAAGGATTCGTCCGAGAAGAATGACAAGCCTTCTCGAAAGGATGCTACTGGTCAACGGACCCGTCCGGCTTCGCAGATGCAGCGTCGCCGCAAGGGTCGGGCAGACGACGATGACGAGAGTGTAGATAGTAAGGGTAATATCCGTGACCTTATTGTGTCTACAGAGGATGAAGAGCTGGAGGATGATACTTCTTCCTTTGAAGAGGATACCTCTCCGAGTGAAGAGATTGCGCCTGTTTCCTCCATTGCGCGTCGTCTAGGTAAGAAGGCTCCTCGCAAGGCGGCTGAAAAGGCGCGTGAGACAATTCGTCATCGTCTTGCAAAGAAGAAGTCGACTGCTAAGTCAAGTTCTCGTGATTCCAATGACCGCGAGGAGTCGGAGGAAGAGGAGGAGCCCAAGAAGAAGTCAAAGTCACTCTCGCGTAAGAAGAAGATTGTTGAGGAGTCTGAGGAGTCTGAGGAAGAGGAGGAAGAAGAGGAGGAGGATGATATGGAAGAGGATGACGACGATGAGGATGACGATGATGAGGAGACCGAAGACGCAGAGGGCGATGGACATATCTTCAAGAAGGGCGGATTCAGCATCACGCTCGGTGCGCTAGAGGAGGATGACGAGCGTATGATCCCGAAGCGTCACAATATGAAGAAGGAGTCTGATATCGTAAAGCGCTTTGTAAAGTTGGTCACAGAACCTGTTGAAGAGAATACGATTGACGACCAGATTGACCAGTTCAAGTCACTCACGGAGGTCAAGCAGAAGCAGATGATTGAGGCGCTTGAGAAGAAGTCAACTGCCGCAGCAGCAGAGCAGCCGCTCATGTTCAAGATTCTCTCCATGAGTCTGCCCACGGAGACTCAGGCCATGGTACTCAATAAGTACAATAATCTTCAGGGCCTGGATCCCGGTAGTGGTGAATACTTCAAGCTCCGTGCTTGGCTCGAGAAGCTGACGAGTGTACCGTTTGGCCTCTATAAGGATATTCCAGTGAAGCTGGAGGATGGTACGGATGCATGCGGCGCATTCATGGACCGTGCCCGTCGCTGCATGGTGGACGCCATCTACGGGCAGGAGGAGGCGAAGCTCCAGATTCTCCAGTTCATCGCAAGCAAGATTGCGAACCCTGGAGCGCGTGGCATGAGTCTTCTGCTCGTAGGCCCTCCAGGCATTGGTAAGACGAGTCTCATTAAGAATGGAATTGCCAAGGCGCTCGACTGGCCCTTCCAGTTTATTAGTCTTGGCGGCGATTCAGATGCCACGACCTATACGGGTCACCAGCTCGTCTATGAGAGCAGTCACTGTGGCAAGATTGTCAACTCCTTCGTAGCGGCAAAGTCCATGTCCATGGTGCTGATGTTCGATGAGCTCGACAAGATTAGTGGCACACCGAAGGGTGAGGAGGTTCAGAATATGCTGATTCACCTCACGGACCCTGTGCAGAATGGTGACTTTGAGGACAAGTACCTCTCAGGTGTGCCGATTGACCTGAGCAAGGTGATGTTCGTCTTCAGTGGCAATGACATCACGAAGATTGACCGGGTACTCCTTGACCGCATGATTGTCATCGAACTCCAGGGATACTCTTCAAAGGAGAAGTTGGCCATTGCAGAGCAGTACCTTGTGCCTGCGGCCCTCAAGGAGGTCAACCTCACGGAGAAGGTGGGCATCTCAAGTGAGGTGCTCCAGCATGTCATCGAGGAGTATGCCAAGGAGGAGAAGGGTGTCCGTCAGCTCAAGCGCTGCGTGGAGGGCATCATTCAGAAGATTAATATGCTGCGCATCTTTAACAGCAAGGATCTCCCCTTCCACATCAAGGACTTCAGTCTACCGTTTGTAGTGAAGAAGGAGCACATCCAGCTGTTCCTGAAGAAGAAGGAGTCTGGCGATGAGAGTTTCCGCGCTCTCTATGCGTAGACATAAAGGATATGTCTAATAACTAACAAACAACTAAATGGATCTATCGGGTGCTCTTTTTTGTACGCTATGTCAAGAACCAATTGAACTAGCGCAGAAAAAAACAGAACTTGAATGCAATCATACATTTCATACACGGTGTTTTATAATCTATGTGACTAGAGCACCTGTTCAATGTAGTGAATGCCGAATAGATTTAATAACAGATGAACTTGCAGATATTGGTCGAGTCCATCACCGTCAACGAGAAGAGCAACGGAAACAAGAAGTCTATTCAGAACTTATGGCAGTTCCTGGATTTACAGATGATCTGAAGAAAATAAAAAAACAGGTTGCGAATGTTCGTAAGACAACAAGAGATTTTTTTAAGATAGGAAGAATCTCTAGACGAGAATTTCGGACTGAATCCTTGGCAATACATGGAATCTTAAAACGAATGATTATCGATAGAAGGAAAAGACTTATGGAATCTGAGGAGATTCGAAAGATGAAGCATGAAAAACGGGTCTATTCTCGAATTGTTAGAGAATTTAATATAAAATATGAGCCTCATACACTAAATCTAGTAAGTTCAATTCCGCAGTTTAAAATTGGCAGAGAAGCGGGGTATTATTGGTTTGCACGATTTCCGATTTGGAAGATGCGCAGATGGTTTTCTCTGAAGTTGTTGTAGTTTGCCACATCTGGTCTTGACGACCGCGCTCGGCCTGCATCTGAGCAAGGCGCGCAGCCATTTCGGCGGAGGCGCCCGTGGTAGGTCTCGGCTCGCATGTTCCACTCGAGGACATCATTCTCATTTTACGAATGTGACAGGACATCTTCTACCAGAGAATAGAGATTTTCCAGAGAGTCTCCTGGATTCTGTATATGCGCGTCTGCATTGTATGTATCGAGGATATGTTCAGAGATATCATCTACAGGTGAAGTGGTTTGACCTGTGTGAGTAATTCGCCATACAGAAAACTCATGTTTCTCCTCAATTGCAAAGTTGAGAATGACCCTGATTTCATTCAAATATCTCGTATCTGAAATGACGATATTTGAATCCGGTGATTCCTTGGCAATTTCTGCGGCAATTGTATTTGCATAGATATCATTTCCAAATCGCGACTTATCGAAAAGGGCCAAGTCGAGAAGAATCTGTCGGATGGTTTTCTTAGAATAGCCTACGCGCCAGAGTTCCCGTTTTCCTTCCTGAGAATCGGCGAGTTCTCGTGGAAATTTGTAGAGTTCTGAGGCGAGATCCTTGAGCGGAGTTGCAAAGGCGAACTTCTTAAATCCGTGCGTCTTTACAAGATAATCTGCGACCGTATCTTTTCCGGACCCCGCCCAACCTGAAAGTAGAATAATCTTCATTGCCTGTCAAAAAAAATTTGATTTGCTTACTTCAAATTTCAATAGCAAGTTAAAATGTCTGAGCTCTATTGTGTTTGCTACAGTTATTCGCATAACAATACTATCCATCGCGGAGGGGCAATTTCGCATGAACTCGCGCATGCATGGGTAGAGCATCTTATTGTAAAATATCCTGATATGCATCATTGGGTTGAGAAGGTCTAACTCTTTGCACGGTAAATCATTACATAGGTGCTCGGAGTTAGAATCGGTTTTTCAGTGTGGTGAGTTGTTTCATCATCGTAGATATACCACTTTCCATCGAGAGGACTCAGACCCTGGGCAGTGTAATGTCCACCACGCGCACTACCATGATGGTCCACTAGAGACTGAAGTCCATACTCGAACTTTTTTGACTTCTCGGGACTCGCTTCTGAGAAGAACTCGCTGAGACAGAGCGGCTCCTCTTCATGCTTCCACTGCGTGTGAATCTTTCGGCCATCGGGGAGAAATCGCTTCTGGACGACAATGAGGCAGCGAGGAAGACGCCAGATTGCCATCTTACGCTTTGCCAGCGTACGAGCAGGGCACTTGTCACAGTGATAGCCTTCAATCTCCTCCTCCTTCCAATCAGCATTGAGCATCTCCTTCAGAGTTAGTGGACCTGATGCAAGCGTCGTGGGAACCGTGATTTTTAGACTATTGAAGGTCTCGTAGCGATAGGTCTTATTCTTGCACTCTTGGCATTCGGTCTGGTACTCCATGAGCCCAAACCAAATATCAACAATCGGAGTATACTGCTTCTCAAAGTTCTGCTTCCAGGATTCAAGGGCAGCCTGAATTCGGCGGTCCGTATCATTCAGACTCGGGCCGCGCTGGATAATATAATTTACGGACTCCTTGGTTCCCTCCAGAAACTGGTCGAGGAGAAACATCATGAATTCATGGGCATCCTGGGGCTGACGGCCACGGAAATGCTCATAACCTGCATTTGTGGCGGCAGTAATCATATCCTTCCAGAAGGCATCTGGAGAGATATAGGCAGGTGCATGAGTGGTCCACATTGTGCGAATCAGATCTCGATAGGAATCAAAGAGTATTCCAGAATGATTCTCGTGCTTCTTCTTGAGGTCGGATGTCTCGGACATACAGAGATAGGTCATCTCCGTAATTTGGCGAAGAGCCTGGACGGCAGAGTTCGCATAGCAAGTGTTTCCTAGATTTCGGAGACCTACAATTCCAACAGGACCCTTGGGCTGTTCAGTTGGCTGAGTTGTTGGGTCCATTGCGTTATACAAATGGTTGTAGGAAAGCCGCCGTTCAAATTTGAAGTTGCTTTTTCACGAGAGGATATATAGACATGTCTGAACCTGCGCCCCGCCCATCCTATGAAACTCTCTATGGCGTAGGACTTCTTGATGATATTCACAACTATTATCCCGCTGTACTCTATGAGCCTACGCGATTCAACTCAGTCGGCGCGCTCCTTCACTATTTCCAGATGCAGACTCGTGAACGATTTGACCTCTTTACATTTGGACAACGGGGCTATCTGGCTACACAATTGGCAGCGGAGCCTGAGGCCGCAGAGACAAGTGATTTGAGTGGTGTACGGACACCACCTCTTCGCCCAAGACTGGCGTATGCGCCGTATCCTATGTATCGGACGGCTCATTTGGTTATGGATGATCAACTGGATACAAGTGAGAATGCAGCACGCAATCTTCTATCAACTCTTATTGGTGCACTTGGAGGTGGTGGCGGTTTGGCTCCGCCTAACTTTGAAGATGTAGAAGTGGCTCCTACGGCTGAACAGATAAATCTGGCAACTACACGGATGCATGTAGATGAGTCGATAGTCTGCTCGGTGTGTCAGGATACAATTACTGTAGAGGATGATGTGCGCAGAATTAATCACTGCGAGCACTCCTTTCATGTAGGATGTATTGATACTTGGTTTGTACGAAATGTCCATTGTCCCGTGTGTCGTCACGATATTCGTGAAACGACAAATGGGTCTACAGGGTCAACTGAATAAAAAACTTTAGACATTGGCAGCGGCAGGCGCTTGGCTTCTTCCACGCGCGGCTGTGACAGGGCGGGCAGCACGGCTTCTGCCTCTTGCAGGAGCCGCAGCAGCAGCGGCAGGCGCGGCATTTGCAGACTTATTTGCATTCGCGCCATTTTTTGCGCCATTCTTGGCACCATTCTTGCGAGTGCTGTGGCAGAACTTTGAGCAGAATCTGCAGCGGCCGATATAATCATTCGCCTTGATGTTCTTCAGGGTCGCATTGTTTCTCTTCAGGCCAGTTGCACGCGCCTTCGCCAGGCCAGGCTTATAGGCTTCAGGAAGAGCCTTACCCTTGCCTGCCTCCTTCCAGGCCTCATCAATATTCTTGGACGCCTGCTCCATAAGAGTTTCAGCGAGTTCCTTGACCGCCGCTGAGTTGGCCCGTGCAACCTCATCCGCAGCCTTTCTTACACCCTTTGCTGCAGCAGCATCTTTAAGATCAGCAAGTTCCTTTGCCAGTTTCTCATTCGCCTTTCTGGTAATTTCTTCAGCGCGCTCCTTTGCCGCAGCCGCTGCAGCCCTGAGTTCAGCTTCACGCTGCTCTACTGTCTTAGCAGGGCCTCTAGATACAGAGCGTGACCTCGGTCTACCCTCATCCTCCTGACCAATTTTAAACTCCTTTTTGTAATCCTTAATAATCTCGGCCTTCTTTGCCTCAATTTCCTCCTCAGGTCTGTCCTTACCCTTCAGAATAACAAGTTTATTTGCGGAAACCGTTAAACTCGTTTTTGCATCTGCCCACTGAGCCGCCGTTAGCTCGGGTAATGCAGCCTTGATTTCCGCCTTATATTTAGCCATTAATGCTTCCTTCTGCGCTTTCTTTTCAGCAGCCATTTCTATCTTAGACTCAGTTTTTTATTAGATTCGCGAGATCATCGGGGAGTTGCTTGATTAGTGTCTGATAATGAGACTCAATCTCCTTCAGTGCATTTACTTCGTCGCCGGCGACCAGATTAATCGCAGTTCCCTTACGGCCATAGCGACCACTGCGACCAATACGGTGAATATAGTTCTCACGCTGCGGTGGCAGTTCAAAGTTAATTACAAGACTCACCTGCTGAACATCAATGCCGCGAGCAAGAAGGTCGGTGCTGATGAGCACCCGGACATTTCCAGAACGGAACGCCTGCATACGGTTTCGCCGCTCCTCGACATCCATTTCACCGTGGATATAGGACAGAGGGAATCCCTCCGCCATCATCTTCTCAGCAAGCCACTCGGCACGCTGGCGCTTGTTACAGTAGATAATTGCCTGGTTCACGGTGAGTTGTTTATAGATATCACAGAGTGCATCAAACTTCCACTCCTCCTTCTGCAAAGCAACATAGTACTGTGAGATACCCTCAAGTGTCACCTCCTCAGGAGGAATCAGAATACGCACCGGGTCACGAAGAAGCTTATTGGCAACATCAATCACTTCCGCAGGCATGGTTGCACTGAAGAGAGCAACCTGAGTCTGCTTCGGAAAACCCATTTGCAGAATACAGAGGATCTGCTCCTTGAAGCGGTCCTCGAGCATCTGGTCCGCCTCATCAAGAACAAGTACACGAATATACTGGCGATTGAGTTGGCCGCGATTCATTAGGTCGAAAATGCGGCCGGGAGTTCCCACGACAAAATGGAGGCCCCGCTCAAGGGCGCGCAGATCATCGCGAATCGGAGTGCCTCCAGTTGCAGAATAGGTCTTCAGTTCCATGTAAGAACCGAGTGCCTGCGCAACCTTCTCAATCTGCTGAGCGAGTTCGCGTGTAGGCACAATCACAAGCACCTGCGGCTTCATAAGACTTGTATCAATCTTTGTAAGAGCCCCTACACAGAAAGTGCCCGTCTTACCCGTGCCTGACTGAGCCTGAGCCATCAGGTCGCTGCCACTCTTAATAGGAACAATTCCGCGCTTCTGGATTTCAGAGGGCTTCTCAAATCCATGAGCGTAAATACCGCGCAACAGATTCGTCGGTAAGTCCATATCATCAAATGTATTGAAAATCTTCACTTCCGTCAATGGTAAATCAATGGGAATAGTCGTCATGTTTGAAATTCTCTTTATTAAAAACTTCATTCAAGTTTAAACCCACGCCTTAGGATAAATTTGAGCGCGAGTTAAAGCAGAAATACAAAGTAGGAATAATGGCGGATGAAAATGATGATTTTCCCGATGAGGTAGACGTGGAGACAGGCGAGGATGCCGATGTGGAAGTTGCAGCTTCTGGTGAGCGTGTTGAAGTGAAGTCGAGCGACCCTCTACAGTTGCTCTTTCGTCATCATCCCGAGTGCCGTGTATATTATGCTGCGGCAGTGACTCCTAAACTCGCTCTTCTCGCCGCCCCACCTGATTTTCCTACGCGAACAGGTGCCCCTGACCCGAATCATAGGAGTCAGCCGTGGCTGTCACAATTTGAGCGAACAAAGATTATAGGATTCAGATCAAATCAACTTGCACAGGGTGCCAAGGCGTATGTTGACCTTACAAAGCACAAGCACATTGTAAATACGGGTGATATCGCTCGCCTCGAACTCAGTGAAGGGTCCCTACCGTTTATTGTAGCACGGCTGATGCCCGATGGACAGTTTGAATTCTGGTCTCTTGCTGACCTATTAATTCTGTGAGGAGGCTTAGAGCATACTTGAAAAAAGAAGAGTAATGGAGAGTTGCTTTTCTTTTTTAAAAAAGGATTTGGTAAAACTATTCGATGTACGCCAGGTCTACAATGATCCACATGCGTTACATTTTATTCGAACAAATATTCAAAAAAACTATCTTCATGAAATAACCTACGAGACAGATTTACCCAAACGAATTGAACTTGGAGATGCAATCGATGAAAATCCGTATCATTTATATTTTTATATGATTTCGCGTTTCTATTATTTTGACCACGGAGATAACATAATTCCCTATTACTATGTAAGTCGTAGTAATAGTTATTTTGCAAATGCCGCCTTAGCCGCTCTACCACCGCGATTTCAGCGTGAAACACTAAAGAGAGAGGAGTATGAATATATTGAGATGCCTGGATGTAATTGGTATCCAGATACAATTGATGAACCATGGATGAATAACTATGTGCGTGGTCTCTATAAATATATCTGGGATGATTGCCGTCAAGAAAAGGGTAAATTCTCTTTTATTTCAAGAAAACAGGGGAAAAAGAAAGCGCGACGAATTGTTAATGAGGCTGAACTCTACGAACCATTAAAATTACTGGGATTCAGTATATATCATCTTGAAGATTTGACATTTGCACAGCAAGTGCGACTATTTGCTACCTCTGAAATTATTACAGGTGGACATGGTGCAGGATTGGCTCATATTATTTTTTGTGCGGCCAATACAATCATTTGTGAAATAAATCATGGCCGGACACCTGCTAAAAATCACTATGTAAATCTGGCACTTCAATGTGGTCTTCGCCATTATATGTATAATGGTGCGGAGGCAATACCTGATGGTGAAACAGATGGAACTGAAGACTTACGGGTTGATGTTATAAAATATATTGCAGCCTTAGCGCATATAAAGACTGTTTGTTAAAAAGAAGTAATGGATTTTATTTTCGTCGAGCGATGGGGTGGTTTAGGAAATCAATTATTTCAATATGCAGCAGCCGTTGCGGTTGCTCTAAAATATCAGTCTGTTATGTTAATTAGTAAAGAAAAAAATAATACCCATAATATATTTAAACATAATTATGCATTACTCTTTGAATTTGGAATTGAAACAGAGTATACATCCTCTGATATTTTAAAAATTCCAGGTGCTATACTTTTTTCACCCTATGGATTTCAGCCATGGAATCCGTGTGAACTTACACTTCCAGTAGTACTACAGGGATACTTTCAATATTATCCAGCAATTCAACATATACTTCCAGTACTCTGTAAAAGCCTTTCAACAAAACTAGAGGATCGCAGAACAAGAGTAAAAGAAAAATATTCTATTTCTGATAAAGATATATTTATACATGTGCGGCGCGGAGATTATGTAGAAAAATCACATATTCATTATCTACAAGAACAGGAGTATTATGAAAATGCATATAGACTACTTGTAGAGAAACTCGGATATCAACCCACACAGATTCTTATTATATCTGATGATATTGAGTGGTGTAAAGCTCAAGAATGGTTATCGTCTTTACATTTTGCAGTTTTTATCGATGAACCAGATGAATTAAATGCTCTTGCACTAATGTCTCTTATAAAGGCTGGGGCCATTATAGCAAACAGTACATTTAGTTGGTGGGGGGCAATATTTAATCCCTCTTCATGTGTAGTCTATCCAAAAAAGTGGATTCACCCAATGCTCGGCAAAGAGATTGAACTTTTTCCGCCGCAGTGGCACGGTCTTTAGAAAATCCGAATCCGCTCTTCTGGAGGCAGATAGAGTTCATCGGCGACTTGAACTTCAAAGGTCTCGTACCATTCATCAAATTGATTCACAACATAATTTACACGCAGTGGCGTTGGTGCATGCACATCCATAAAAAGTCTTTGTAAGGCTCTCTCTGGATTGTCTTTTACACGCCAACTCACTGCATAGGAGAGGAAAAAATTCCGATACGCCTTTTTCTCTTCGGTGGGGCTCACCTTATGTTGAATGAGTTCTAACTTAAGCGCATCAAGTGCAATTGCAAGGCCACCAAGGTCACTGATATTTTCATCGAGTGTGAGTGAACCATTTACAGGATGTCCAAGAACGCGCGCTTTACCAAATCGTTCTACGAGACGATTCGCCATTTTCTTGTATTTTTTAAGGTCGCCACTTGTCCACCAATTCTTCTTTTCGCCGATTGCACTGTATTTCATTCCGTCCATATCAAATGCATGCGTCATTTCGTGACTTATTACAGCGCCGAGACCGCCGTAATTCCAGCCAAGTGGGGCGCTCTCATGGTAAAATGGCCATGTAAATGAGCCCGCGGGGAGAATCATCTGGTTTGTTTCGGTGTAATAGTGTGCATTTGTAGAATAGACAACATCGTCCCAGTACTTATCTACATTAACCTCTTTTCCTACTGTCCGTAAATCAAGTAGTGTGTATTCCTCGCCTAACAGAAAAATATTCTGTAGAAGTGTATCTGTATGTAAATTCACCTTGGGAAGAGTTGGAAACGAGTCAGGTGAACCTATATCTAGGCGCAGTGCCTTCACTTTTTCAATGGCTTTTTTCTGTGTAGGAGGTGACATCCATTCAGATGTATGAATACGATCAATCGCCGCAGTTTGAATTTTCTCTACAAATGCGTGAATTTCGGATTTTAGAGATTTCGGTATGTAGAGTTCTGCATAGAGGTAGGAGATTGAACTTGGGGCCCACTCTTTTAAGAGATCAATTGTAAGTTCAAGACGCGTTGGACTTCTCTTTTGACCACGGAGCCGTTTCTCAAAGAAATCGAAGTAGAGTGTATCAAAAGGATGCGGTAAAACACGCAGGCTATGAAGAATTACATGCGTTGTAAAAAGTGTCTTCCAGTCCTCAAGTGAAAAGTGTTTGAACGCGTTATTTATCTGTTTGAGCCACTCTCTTGAATATATTTTAATATCGAGTGTTTTCCAGTTAGGGACTTCCAGACTTTTCCAGAAAATATCCCACTCTATATTTGGACAGAGTTCGGATAGTTCGGTTCCGCGCACAATAACTTCGTGAGAATCCATTTTTTCTGAAAGAAATGTTTCAAATGGAATCACAGCCGAGAGTTTTTCGGTACCGAGTTCACTTGAAAGTCGGTCAAGTAATTTTCCATAGTGCGAAAGAATCTTTGATTTTCCTGACGCCTCTTGTTTATAATAAGAGGCATTCGGCAAGCCAAGACCACCTTGACAGAGATAGGGTTTTGCACGCGGTTTTTTACCAGGTTCATAATACACAGTCACTGAAAAAAGAGAGGTTATGCGATAGCGTGCAAACTCGGCGAGTGTATTCGAAACATCATTTGTATCGCGAATACAGCCAAATGCTCTGCAGAGTTTTTTGAGATATGCCGTGTTTTCTGCTTGAACGCGGGGACGAAGTGCACTTAGTCCAAGACGACCCACCAGGTCCATGGAGATTTCATGCGTACCGTGTGGAGCCTTACCTAGTTTAGCAAATTGAACCGATTTTTTCAGGATTTTCTCAATCTGTTTTTCAATTGCTGCGTCGAGTTCTTCACTTATCCCAAATGATGAGGAGTTTCCTGGTATTTTCGTCTTTTTTAACCATGCTCCATTGACATATTCAAAGAAATCACGGCCGGGTTTCTTCGAAGTCAAAGGAGAGGGTACTTGAGGAGTTGCTGGCAGGGCTCCCTGGCGCTTCTTTATTGTCTGCGCACGGGCTCGATGCCGTTTTATGAACTTTTTGCGTGTGGTTCGTACCATGACGACACCCTCTCTTTTCAGACGGTATATTTCGTTTTCTTGCTAGAAGTGTTTCCGTACACGCACGGCGTCCGCGCAAACTCTTTTGAATTTGAATTTTTAAAAGTCTCTGTTCCATAAGAACAGAGGGGCTGGCCACCTCCATCTATTTATTTACTTTTTTTATTGGGAAGGTGTATCGGCGCCTACACTACTCGCTACAGAACGAGACTCCTCAACATACTTTATGCCATTTACAAAACCCATGCCCGCAATATACTTGGAAAGCGGGTTCTGGCATGTTGTTGTGCGCCAGGAGCAGGAATCATAGAAGCATGTATCTTCAAAGATGTAGAGAAACCACGGGCCAGTGCATTCAACCAGGCGATATCCCATCATTTGAAGGTGGCCGGCAACAAGCATACTCGGAACATTTTCATCAGGATCATAGGTGTACCGCACAAGAACCACGCCAGGGCGGAAACCACCATCCATGAGACTATACAGGAGAACACGCTCCTCCTCCTGAGAGCCCTCTACCTTTAGCATATCAACACGATTACCATCAAGAGCAGCGGCCTCCGTTGCAAGAGTAGACCATTGAAGTTCTGTGCGCTTTACAACCAGATTGCGCGGTAGAATCCAGCGCTTCTGGATACCCTCAAGCCAAGTGAGGCTCGCGTTTTCAGGCGCAATTGTACGCGCCTTGAGTGTAGAGGCAATAATGGACCACTTTGTCTCAATTGCCGCACTGTTTGTCAGAACACGAACAGGGCAGCCCAGGCTTTCACAAATATCCAGGTCGAGCATAAAAGATGCATCAGGGTTTACACTAAAGAAGTTTGTCTTTACACCCTTTGAACTAAAAAAAGACCAGAGATCCTTCAGAAAAGGAACCTCTTCACCATTTGCAAGCTTTACAGACTTGAGGTGCTGGGCATACGGGTTTGTAGTTTGCTCGACAGGAGCAGTATTTACAGACTGAACCGTATCAAGCGGAGTGGTCATTTGTATGGAACCGGAATTATTGCCTCCATCTCTTTCCGCAGTTTAGACACTGAATAAAGATAGTCATCGGTTCATCCGCAGAACGCGTCTGGAGTTCATAGTAGGTACACTCACGCTTCTTGCAACCTTTACAGAGGAACTGATCCGTCGCCATCGCACGATTACCCTCAAGCTGGCGCTTCTCGCGCTCAAATTGCCGGATAAGAGAATCCTTCCAGATTTCAGGATATAGATCTGTATGGCCAAAACTAGCAATCTCTTCAAGGCTCAGTTCACCATCCTCAAAACGCTTGAAGAGATTCTTGTTCTGAATATAAGTATTCGGATTTAGATTTCCAACAATTGTACGGGCCATTGAGGAGTAGAGTTGTGTAAAGAGTGGATAGGTCCATACTTTAGAGATATGCCGCTTTTCAGCGGAATGAAGTGTTGAAAGGAAGATGGCCGCCTCAAGGTTAGTAATCTCCTCTTCAGAAAGCAGGCTGCTCATAGAATCACTGATCGCCTTCACAACCTTTACCCTATGAGGTGTCATTGTACCTAGATCTGATTCTGTGAGTTCAACGCCTTGTGATAGAAGTGATAGCTGTAGTTCCCTATTACGAGCGATACTCGCCTTGGTAGCCTTGGCACGCTTTGGCTTTGGAATTGGTGCAGCGGCAGCTGGCTCTTCCGTATCCACTGCAGCTATCTCTTCTGCAGCCTCACCCTCTTCTTCGGCGCCATCTGCGCCTTCCTCCTCGTACTCATCTTCTGCGTCATCAATAATAGACTCATCATCTACATGGGCTTCGTCTACAAGTTCATCCTGAATCACCTCTTCCTCAGCCTCAGCCTCATCTGCCTCCTCTTCTTCATCAAGTGACTCAAACCCTTCAAAGACCTGCGTATAGAAGGCTTCATAGTCATCCTGCTTGATAGGGAGCGGCTTTGCAAAGGAGCGCTTATCCTTTGACATCATGACGACAATATCGCCAAAGATAAGCTGAGTATCATGCGGAGGAGGAAGTTCGTGCTTATTTTCAGTTCCCGCCTTTCCATCGGTATATCCGAAGAGGAAGAGGGTATTTGACTTCCATGCATAGGTGCCAATCTGAGTCGGCGCCTTCTTCTTCTTCAAATAGGTCTGAATGTCTGAGAGCTGGCAGCCGGTGGTTTCACTCTTAATTGTGAGTTTTCCACTTTTCATGTCACCCGTACTTGTAAGAAGTAGGATTGGAGCTGTTGTTGGCATATCTCTCTTTTTGTATCGAAGAGCGCTTAAATAGCGAAATCAAATTTACTATAGGATGATTGTACGCACTTGGAAATCTGTTGCGGCGTCTGCAGCCGCGCTACCCTTAAAAGGCCTGCGATATGATGCTGGTTCATGGATTGCAGAAATTCTAGACAATTCATGGACCAGTTATGATGTAGTTAAACGGAGAAAGCTCTCTGAAACGGCTTGGGAAGAATGGCTCATCCCGCACACGGTTCCGCGGCTTCCTCGGGAGTCATTTGGAGTGGATGAATTTAACTATGCACTGACAAATGGACTTCTTACGATGAAGGAGTGGTCGTTTCAGGAGCAGCGGGTGCAGGAGCCTCAACAGGCACAGGTACTGCAGCCACTTCAGCCGTCACCTGCGCAACAACCACCTTCGCATCCTCAACAGCTGCCGTCGAGGCCGCAGCAACACCGGCAGCAACAACATCCTTCACAGAAGCACCCGCAGCAACAGAAGTCTCCGCAGCCTTTACAAACTTCTCCGCAACATCCCAGGCAGGGCCACGGAGTTGATGCGCAACCACGGGTACACACGACTTACAATCGGCCCATCCAACCTTTGCAACCTTCTTCAGATTCAGCTGACCGTTTGCGGCCGATACCAACAGGTCAACAGATGCAGGAATCACATTCTTCGCAACATAGGTCAAGGCCACCTCCTCCTCCGCCGCAACTGCCGGTGATCCCAGGCCAACCTTGGACGCCGTTAGTGCAGTCTGTAGGGCCTGAGTCACAATATCACACACCAGTTGCTTCTTCTCCGCACCCGAAAGATTCTGAAGTGTATTCACCTCAGCTGAAAGGGCGGCGGCGAGGGACATCAGGACAGGGGCACTCAAGGCCTTTCCTGCAAGGTAATGTGACGCGAGCGCCTGTAACATGCCAAATTCTTGACTAACGGCTGCACTTTGAACAACAGGGGGAACTACCAGCGCTGACATTTCTACTTAGACTAGGAGATTTTTGTTTAGCCCCCGCTTAAATTACTACGTTCACGCCACACCTTTTTTCCCATCTTGCGCCAGATGAAAGCGAAGATCGCTCTTGTTCTTTCGCTAGCCGTCATTCTTTTTGTAGCCTACTTAATGTATTTTAGAGGTGGTGAGGCATTTGCCTCAAGTACACCTGCTGAGCTTGAGGCGGATATTGTTCAGCCCACCCAGCCCCTGCCTCGCCGCCAGGTAGCCTCTGCTGGACCAAATTCACCCGCAATGCGTGCACCTCCTGACCCTACAGAGACTCCGGTAGTTCTGCCTGGCCCCGTGGACAGGGATCCTTATGCGCAAAGTGAACAAGTCAGCAACTTTGGAGATGATGCACGGTCTCCTGAGCGCATGTTTGGACCTGCTCCTCTACCGACCATTACGGATGTTGGCTCAGCGAGTGGAGCCATGTCACGAATGTTATCCAATCAGCCGAATGTACAAGAGTTCTCTGTAGAGGGTGCTCAGAATGGCGGTGAATTCATTCCTGGCGGTGTCTTTGCCAATGATACGGATGTCCCTACAAACTTTTCGGCGTTTTAAAGTCGGTCTTAAGAATTCACACAAACTATAAATAGAACTATGGACGCCAGCCCCAGCATCCGCTCAAGTTATCGCCCCGCACAGGGAGTTCAGTATCAACATCCCAAACCAGCTGCTCACGAGGCTCTTCAGAAACTCGTGAACAACTGTCTACAAGGCCTACGAATCTATCAGCCGTTTCAGGGTGATAAAGCCCTTGTACCTCTTTCAAAGGGGGTCTTCTATGCGCTCGTTCACACAAATCCCGTAGAGAGTGGGTTCCTTGTTTTCAGTCCCAATCACACTCCCATTTATATGCACGAGAGTCTACGTAGGTCAATTGTTGTTCGCATGCGTCTCAGCAGCACAATGCACGCACAGACAGCCATTTTTGCTGTTTCGCTCGATAAGTCGGATGGATTTCTCTGGCTCGAGGATGTTCTCGCCTGGAGTGGCCAGTCGATTCACGGGTCAAAGACCTTTACGGAGCGCAGGGCCTTGCTGAAACAGTTTCTCGACCATCACTGGATGCCCGATGCTCGATGTGCAGGCGGCCTCACCATTCGCATCGCCAACTACAAGCCGCTTGAGTATGTAAAGGAGATTGCAAATGAACTGAGTTGGTCAGCTATTGATCTCTGTCCTGAACTACCTGACCGCCGACGCTTTCGTATCAAGGCCGCTGGAGGCGTGGCCTCATCACTTGTTGCAGAGCTGCGTGCAGTTTCAGGTCTACCTGATGTCTATGAACTGTGGTCGGCTGAAGATGTCTGTGTAGGTCGTGCAGCCGTTCAAGAACTTGCATTGAGTCGCACCATTCGGGAACGGATTGCGAAGGAGAAGGTCTATGTCGAAGTTGTCTGGAATCAGGAGTTTGAGCGCTTCCGTATTCAGACAGTTGTGAGCTCTGCAACACCGCGTTCACCGACCGCACGGTTTGGGCAGGCGAAGCCGGCTGTTAAGGCTTCAGAGGTGGTAACCGAATAAAAAGGACGGCTCAAGTAGAATGGCTATGGACAGAACACGCAGAAACAAAAAGCGCAGCCGCCGCGGATGCTCACGCAAGCAGGTCGGCGGAAATGTCGGTGCGGGATATTCCATTGGTGGACCCATTCTACCTGGCCTCCCGACTGTCAATAACTACGCAGCCTCTGTAAATTCCATTGGAAACTGTCGCGCTGTGACACCGAGTTATGCGATTACGCCGCCGCCTGCCACAGGTCTTCCGGGCATGAGCATGAGTGGTGGTCGTCGTCGCCGTGGCAGAAAGCAGTCAGGTGGCCGCTATGGATTTGACCTGGGTTCAATGCCGGCGCCTGCGGGTGCTGCGCTGGCACAGGGTGGATACCCCGAAGTCGTAAAGATCGGCTGCCAGGCGAATCTACAGAATCCTCTGAACCCGACACACACGGCCCCGAACTCTACGCCTGGTGCGGTCAGTTCAGCGGGTCTGGGTGAGTCCATTGCTCGGGCGTTTGGACAGACCGGTGGCTACTCACCTCTTGGACAGGCGGCGGTCAGCGAGGCGTATGTTGCGCCTACGGCCGGCTATGATAATAAGCCGAGCACATGGCTTGACTCTGTAGGTGCACCAGTTCAACTCCAGATTCCATATGAGGCGCGCATGATGAACCCGGCCTGCCTGAAGACGGGTGGCAGCCGCCGTCGTATGCGCCGCCATAGACGTAAGGGCAGAAAGACACGCAGTCGTCGTCAGCGTGGTGGTGATAAGACTCCGATGGAAGTGTATAATGAGAAGGTTAGAGAAATAGAAAAAAAAACTGGTAAAACTAGAGAAAGTGCAGAGTATACGTTTTTTGATAACCTTCGTATGGGAATTACGGTGATTGATGGAATTTCTTTTAAAAAGGAGGGACAAAACAGAAACTTTACTCTTTACGGAAAAAAGAAGAGTGATGGAGATGATAAATATGTAGTAATCACTACTCAACATGATTAATCCTGCATCTGGCAGACGCTGAGGTCAAGTGCCTTCTTAGGACCGGTGTCCATAACAGTGGCTGTATCATCTTCACCTAGACGAAAGACTTTATAGCCGCACTGTTTGTAATAACTTAGGCGCTTTCGCCACTGCCCCATATACATTGAATGTTGGTCAATGACATCCAGAATACGATGTTCTAGATTTCTTTGCTCAGGACGAATCCTCAGAATACGCCCCGTACTCTGCTCCACCTTCTTACGAGGGCTCACTAAGGCTACCGCATTAAGAGTCTTAATATTCATGGCCTCAGACGCCATTGCATAGGTTGCCAGAATCACTCGACACTTTGTCGCCGACTCCTCTCGGGCTTCATCGGTCATTCCTCCAATATAATATCCAATCGGAACCTTCATGACTTCCAGAAGTTCTTCAAATCGGCGCAGATGCTCCTTCCGTTCACTCAGAATGAGAATACGGCGTTCAACAGATTCCGCCAACCACTTTTTTAGAAGTGCGGCGACACGCTCTGTTCTCGGCATATAGTCCACGACTTTTCCGAGCATGCGCGCCATGACCACATCACCCTTCCAATCAACCGGCTCCTCCGCATAGGCAGGGTCGTTGTAGGCGCATGAAATCGTATAGACGGCCACTGTTTCATCGGCTTCACGAATCTTCTCCCAGTACACAGGCTCACCCAAATACCATTCGAAGACTTTGGTCAGGCCGTCATCGCGTGTAGGTGTCGCAGAGAGTCCCAGCATCCAGCGGGTCTGAATCTTTGCAAGTACCCGGCTAAAATGCGCCGCACCGAGGTGATGACACTCATCGAAGATTGTAAATCCGTAGGATTTGAAGGAATCGTCAGCCATGTCGCGCTGTACAATGGTCTGAATCATACAGATTGTGACATCGTAGGTGATTGTCTTGGACTTTGGTGTCATATCAATCCCTGCCGCGGCTAAGCGTTTAAGAAGGTCATCCTTCGATCCACTGAGTTTGAGTCCTTCAAGACGGCAGCGCTCCTTGAGCTCTGTGGCCGTCGCCTCCTTCTGATAGATCACTTCGGAGCCCGTCTGTTTCTTATCCCCTTGATAAATGCCGATTGTCAGGCCAGGAAAGAAGGCCTCAATTTCACCCTTCCACTGATTCAAGAGGAACTCCTTGTCTACGACAATACAGAATCTGCGACCGAGGCGAGCAGCAATGGCGAGTGCCATGAACGTTTTACCTTTTCCACACGGTACACAAATGAGTCCATTTGCTCCCGCATCGATGAATTTATTGATGATATTAATCTGATAGTCGAATGGTTTACCACCGAAGGTGACATGGGCCGGTAGAGCCTCACCCTCCGATACAATATTCGCCTGCGGAACACCAAATCGCCGCATCGCCCATGCACGCGGCATGTAGATTCGAGTCGCCGATTCAGAGAAAATGGGAAAGGAGTCTCCGCCCTTTCCGAATTTATCATTGACAATCGGAGCAACTGTGAGTTCCTTTCGAATCTCTTCAAGTTCTTTGGCTTCAATACTGGCTTTCTTTACAGCATATCCCCGACATGTGATAACACGGTCAAGTGTTTGAGGGTCCATTTAGTACTATTGAGTTCAACAGAAGTCAATCATCAAATTTACACATGCTTGTTTAGAATGGTCAACAAACAGTCAGTCGTTTCAGGTCTAAGTGTATTCATTTTTCTGCTGGCAGCCTTCTTCCCTTCGGCTCCTGTCAGGTCTTTTGTTGACTCACTCGTGGGTCGCCTAGTTCTTCTCGGATTTCTGCTCTATGCAATTCGCCTTGGAAGTATGACAGGAATCCTAGCATTCCTTGCCGTCGCCGCACTCTTTGTTGAGCGCAATCGTTATTCGATTTTCCAGGCGAAGAACTACATTGTCAGCCGTGGATCTGCACCGACCTTGGGAGAGATGTCTCCTCATGATGCGCCTGCACCGGTTGATGGACAAGTAAAGGATCCGTCATGGGTTGGCCATGGCCCCATGGAGGATGTAGAATCGTGGACAGAAGTGGAGCACGGGCAGTCAGAGGATCACAAAGAAGTAATTCAGTCTCAGCTGTTTCCTAATAACCGTATTAATGCGTTCTATGAGGACCACGGCCTTGCGCCGCGAAACGATTAAAGATTTAAAACGGAGTTCTAACTAAATGAAGGCACTAATTGCTTTTTCCCTCCCATTTCTCACAGTATCAACTATTGTTAGTGACACGGGTTGTTACTGTGCCTTAAAAAAGAATGCGATTTCGACCCCTTGGGTAAATGCATCGGTGTCTCTTGGATGCTCCTATAGGGTGGATTGGACTGGTAGCACTTCAAAGTGGTGTTTAACTGACCAGACTGCGGCCACATGTGGTAGAAATGAGACCGGATTCGGCATGGTCGATTCGTGTGCAGGTGCTGGATTTACGAATTTTTCCTTGGCTCCATCGATTTCGCTTGATGCGACCCAGGGAAATCGAACGTTCTACACTGGACAGACGCTGAGTATGAATTGGACGACTCAGAATATTCTACCGGATGAAAATCTGACGATCACTTTTATGACACGAACATTGAGTCCAACACTGGGAGTTCCTAGTGCTACAGGTTTCTATCAGGCGAGAATCAGTGATTCAGGCACAAGTGTTACGAGCGGTGCCGCCGTGATTCTCCAGACAGTCTCCAGTCCGCAAGTAAATCTATCAAGTCCAGCCATTGCAGTGATTCAGAGTAAAATCGCCAATTTAGTACTCTACAATAATGTTACTCTTATGTCGAGTGGAACAAGTGTAGTCTGTGATGGTCGAAATATAACTGTAGTTTGGCAGGGAATTGGTGAGGCGGGTATTGGCATAGCATCTGTAACTCTGCGGTCAACTGGTGGTGGAGGTGGTGGTGGAGGTGGTACAACTGTAGGTGCGGCAACTACAGGTCTCACAGCACAGGCAAATATGAGTGTAGACTATCCGTGCCCCCGTGGACAGACGATTCCTGGTTTTGGAAATACATTTGCCGCCTATATAAGTGTACAGAGTCCAGGCGTTGGTGTGGCCCCATATATGCTCACATCCCCTACAACCTTTTCACTTGTAGCGGCGGCAACACCGAGCCCAACTGGAACTGCGACACCCTCCTCAACGCCCACTCCAACGCCCTCTCTTTCAACCGGCGCAACGGCGTCAAATACACCATCGAGTACACCAACATCAAGCAGTACACCTACACCTAGTACAACGGCTACAGGAAGCGCTACACCCACGATAAGTATTACATCAAGTGCATCTGTAACGGCAAGTTCAAGTAAAACTCCTGCAGCGAGTATTGATCTGGCAGCAGTCGCGGCGCAAGCACAGGCTGCATCTATGAGCGCACTTGGCCAGATTTTAGGGGGAATCTTCGGATCAATAGGAGCAATTTGCGTGGCTAGCTTCGGATATTATGTATATCAGCGAAGGCAACTTCGTGTGCAGAGGCTCAGGCGAAATCAAATCTCAGTAAAACGACTCGAGCAGTCGCGCTCCGTCTACGGTGTACAGAATAATCAACCAAATCATATACAGACGGTTGTTATGTATCAACAGGGTCGGACTCGTAGATAGATTACTTGGCCGCCTGAATCCACTGCGTGCCATCCCAGTTATAGTTTTTCAGTTCTACATCGGATAGTGATTTATCAAGATAGTATTTCTTAGCTACAGAGCAGAATCCGAGTCGATTCGAATTCATATTCGAATAGGCGCCCGTGGGTATTTTACCACCGTATGCCCATTTGTAGAAATTGAGATATGTATCATCTGTAAAACAGGTTTTTGGGGATGGATCCTTTAAAACTGTAAATCCACATTGGATAAGTGCAGGAGCATCTGGAGGATTTCCTTGCGCAAAGGAGGCCTTTCCTCCGCCAGGACAGACAACAGATGAAAGTGTCTTGATATTTTGACAACTGTCAGCTTTGCTATCATTATCCTTTCGGTTTTGGTAGATTGTGCACCGAGGAATAGGTGTTGTACTTACGGCGGGTGCAGTTCCATCGGGTAGACGAGCTCCAGCCGTGCATCCTTGGATATTGGGCTGAACCTTGATATTTTCAAAATAATTCGGAATCGACTTTGGACAGAACTGTGCTGCTTTTGACGCAAATTTCTTTCGCATAAGATTCACACAACTCGGTAACTTGGCCGTATCGGTTGAAAGACTGCAGACAGTCGAGCCGTTGCATAGCCCATCTACAATAGTTCCATCGCAACAGGAGACAGTGCCCTGTGTCATATCATTCAGGCCTTCGGTCCCGGGAGGACATGCTTGGAGTTGAATGTCGGCATTATCGGCCGTTACATCAAAGAAAGGCTCTTCTGTTTTTGTCTGTTCCATCATGAAATAACATCCGAGCACAACGGAAATGCCCAGGAGAACAAGGCAAAACAGTAGACTTTGTAAAGGAATTGTTATCTTCATCCCTCTCTCTGCTAGTTAGACTCTTTCTTTGTCTATCCACCACGAGCCACAATGCCGAGGAGGAAGCCGATTGCGAAGAAAAGTCCCGAACAGATGGCAAGTACAGGAAGTCCACGCACGGCCTCTGGAAGTGAAAAGGCTGCAAATCCGTACTTTCTGAAATTGAGCACAAGATTGAAGGCCATAACACCGAGTATAATCAGCAGAGAAATGACAACAATGGAGATAAAAACGTCCTCCATTGTCTTCATGCTGACGGCATCTTTCTTAGGTGCAGATGCGGCCTGTTGAGTCTCCGCCTCCTTTTTAAAGTCTGTAAGGGGAACTGAAGAGCCTGCTGCTTGAAACTGCACTTGGCCGTTGTCATTTACATTTTTGAGTAAATCAAGCGGAACACATTTGTATTTTGAAATATCAATTGGGTCTGTACTTATTCCTGCCATCTATCGCATACAGGGATTTTAGAGAACCCCAGGAATATACATGGGTCCATCGTACTGGTAGATATTCACCTTACCTTCGTTTCCATTGACGGTGCGAACATGTTCTCCGTTGAAGAGTTCATCGCAGCCGATTGAATCCTGGCAATCGCGTCCCTTGTAGCGAATCGGGATGGGAATTGGATTGTAACTATCCGTTCGCGTGTAGTAATTGTAGCGGTCGGAGCGACCGGCTGTGCGGCGGCCATAGAGCGGTAATGTCTGGCCATCCGATGTTGTGATAAATCCGTACGACTGGTATTGCTCAGGGAGGCCTTGTGTGGGAACACCAAAGAGGGCACCGCGGACCGGCATCTGAGCAGGGGCGTTCCAGAATCGAAGGGGCTCGGGTGCACGGGTGTAGCGATCATCACCACCGGCATTGACAACGACTGTGGGAGATGGCTCGGGGATACGGGGTTTACGAACATAGACAGGGGCCTCCTGTTGCGTACTATTCATGTAGACAAGTGCTCCTAGACAACCGACTAAAACAAATATAACGAAGAGGAATACTTCTGGTGTAAAACAAAATACACCGGGAGGACACCGTGAAGCCTTCATGACTATCTACCAAATGAGCGCGTTTTAAGAACAACGGGTGCGATTCTTACGGCTCTTACGGCTCTTGTTTTTACGATTCTTGCGGCTCTTATTTTTTAAACCCATTCCAAGCATTCTTTTCCAGAAGGGTTTTGCAGCGTTTGCAGCTTGTCTCTGCCGTAAATTTGCCATGGCATTGCCAAAAATTAAATTTCTTTGACCCATTTGTCTTTTAAGAGGGTTCTTAGCAAATAAGCCAGCGAGACCAGGGATATATCCTTTCTTTGGCTTCATGTTTACTAAATTTGCATTCGCGTTTTGCCTTGCTTCAAAAAAAGCATTTAGAGATTGCGGCGGAGCAGATACATTCATAGCCGCAGGGCTATTCGGCATATACTCATTTGTAGCTGCAGGGCTATTCGGTACATTTGTAGCTGCAGGGCTATTCGGTACATTTGTAGCTGCAGGGCTATTCGGTACATTTGTGGGCGCAGGGCTATTCGGTCCATTACCACGAGGCGCTGTGGGTGCGGGTTGTTGCTTTTCAAAAAAGGCGCGCATATTTCTCTTCGGTGGAGGACCACGGTTGTTCATTTTCTACTTTATAAAGATAAATATATCTTCATAGAGTATTTTAAAAGATACGCACTTAGACCGGAGCAGGTGCACCAGGGGCTCCAGCGGCACCAGGGCCAAACATTGTCTGGAATGTATCAATGAGTTGCTTTCCATCTGAAAGCATCGGCTTCATGGTTCCAAGCATCATCATCAACGACTTCTGTGTATCAATCAGTTTCTGCGTATCCTCAGACATTCTCTTCACCTGGTCAGGCTGTAATGCATTGAGCGCATTCAGTACAGTGGTTCCCTGGTCAATGTGAAACCCACCCTTTGTATCCTGCGGAATGGAGCCGAGTTTGAAGAGACCCTCTGTGCTCGGTGCATTCGCGTCCTGAAAGCCAGACTTCGTAACAGCGGCCGGTTGACTGCTTGAGGAGGTCGTCGCACTTGTTGACGGCGCAGTCGCGGCCGTGGCAGCGGCAACCGTCTTCGCAACTGCGTTGGCACCAGGGGTAGATGCAGCGGGTGCAGCAGGCGCGGCAGGAGCAGCCTCAGGCTTGGTCTCCGTAGGGACAGGGTTATCACTCAGGTCAGAGAAACCCTCAACAAATCCACTTGCATACACTCCAATCGGCGCCTTCGCCTGCGGCCGGCGAATACTCTCAACACGCTTGGAGATCATCGCACCACCATCTACAAATCCTTCAGGGCGACGAGCCTGTGATATAAGTACAGTCATAACACCCGTTAGGAGAACAGCAACAACAGTGTATTCAATTGAATCCGATGTGCTGTAGACAATTAAGCCAATCGCGAGGGAGAGCATAAAATAGACAAATGGAATTGCAAAGATTCCATATACGGCATACAGAGCAAGGATACCTAGAGAGATTTTATCAGTCTTCACCTTCATTCTATTACGACTTTAGAAGTGGTGCTACAATGCGTAAAAGAAACCAAAATGAGGCTCCTACAATAAGAGACTTTGCTGCCATACCCATCGTGCTGAGTTGACCTGTAGTCTGGATAAGTGAGGGCAGATACTGCGAAATGACAACATTGATTGCCGGTAGACTGAAAATAAAGAAGAGCATCGCCACGACTAAAGGAATCTTCGCATCATCGAGGATACGGGCGTACCAATTCTTCTTCGGCTCATCGTATTCGCTGCTGCGCGGTGCAGCACCACCAGACCATGAATCACCTTCAGCGGAGCGGGGAACACCGTGCATCGCCGCGGCAAAATCACCGGGTGTGGGGTGGTCGCGTCCAATTACATGTGCCTGCGCCGTCATCGGATCAGCGGCCATCGGAAATGTAGTGTTTCCCTGAGGAACGCCCGGAGGTGCTTGCATTGGAAGAGGAGGAGGTGGCTGCGCCATACCACGAGCAGGCATTTGAACTGAGTTCCCGCTGCCGCTCCCACCACCTCCGTTCATATCGGCCAGAATCTTCTCGACAAGGTCACTATCGTTTGACGACGAGCGTGAGTCTAGGTCGGACAAAAGAGTCCCCGCACTTGACATTTATTTACACCTTAAAAAAAACAGATTGAATTTCCAGCGCAACTCACTTATATCCAACTTGAAACGCCTCGACTACACCCTGGCTCGGGCATTCCGTTGTATGTGTCTTAAACTGATAGCATTTGGAGCCGATTTTGTAGGTTGTCTTCTCCACTTCATGGACCGGCGGCGCCTTTACAATCTGGCACTCGGAGCCCTTGCAGAGCGGGCGAAAGAGTGACATAATCGCAACTCCGATGATGAAACTGAAAAAGAAGTGAAACTGTGGTGTTTCAAAGAACTTGAACATCCTCTACCGCTACAATAGAAGTATGTTTGACTACTTTGAAATCAAACCGTTTCTACTTGGACTTGCGGTAGGGGGTCTACTCCTGCTCTTTTTCAGGCCACCGAAGGATACTGTATACAAATATCCTCATCCGAAGACAGTGGAGCAACTCGTCTATCGTGATACAAATAAGGCGTGTTACACATATTCAGCCAGTGAGGTGAACTGTGATTCAAATGAGGGTACTCTGAAGGATTACCCTCTTCAATAAGCACTACTAAGCACGCTTAGCAGCAATAATGGCTCCCTTACGAGCCGCTTCCTGCTGTTGTTGAGTCTTCGCAGCGAGGTCCACTGCGACCTTAGATAAATCTTGAGCCTGGTGTTCATTACCACCCGAATTAGTGTCACGCCATCGTGCACGGGCTGCCTGAAGCGCACTACCCCAGCGATTGAGACCCTTCCACTTTGTAGGATTCTCTTGATTGGCCTCAGTTGCAATGAATTCTCCTTTTTCATTGACCGATGGCTTGCCAGGTAAAAGACCTGTGCCGAAGAGACTCAGCAATTTATCGTCCTTTGTTTTCTGTTTGGGTGCCACATAGACAATTGTCTTATCGCCCGTTTCCTCAAGAGCATCCATGAAATTCTCCTCATCACTCCATTCATCAATTGCGGCGTCGATCACTTTCGCCAAAACATCATCCTTCAAATCACCTACAGTTAAATTAAATGTCTCGGCAATACGGCGAACTGCTCCAGGTGTACCTGCCTTAATAAGTTGGTCAATCTGCGCGGGTGTAAATTTCACCGGATTTGCCTTCATGAGTTCCACAAGAACGGCTTGTAGAAGGCCATTATAGACATTTTTCTTCTTGTTGGCACCGAGTACTGAAAGCGGCTTTGGTTTGTAGAGACCCAGCAGAGGAAGTTCCTTTGGATTGGATATAACATCTGGGTCGTCAAAAATAATCGCATACTCTTCTGTTTGTTCGCCGAGCGCTTCGCTCTCTCCAGACACGGGTACAAGGAGCGCAGAATGGGAGAGAATAGAGTGACCTTTGACTACATCAACAGTTTGCTGGACCTTGCGTTTTTCATACTGATTTTCAAGAAGAACATCGCGAATTTCGACGCTGTAATACTCACTCATTGCCTGCATAGGAGACATAATTGCGGTTATAGCCTTTTGCATTGTTTGTACTTTACGATTTGCATCAATGACATCCTTGATATCTCCTCCGGCCTCCTTATATTGTTTGAGTGCCTCGCGCAGGACCTTCTTTGCATCCTCAAGTTCTGCAATAGTAGTATCAAGTTCCTCTTTGCGCGCTGCGTAGAGTGACTCAATCTCTTCAGCCGTTGCAGATTGAAATTTCTGTAATGGAAACTGTTTTGTTGGCTGAGCATCCAAGCTGGGTTTAAATATTGCGTTTCCAGTTGCGTCAAATGTGAAGAGATCGGGGCGTATACGCCTACCTGCAAAGAAACTCTGTATATTTGTAGGTTCTACCACTTTTCTCGGTCTCTTTCCTTTGGGCGGCATTCTGTGTTTCTACGAAGTAGTTTTTTTTTAATGGAAGACCAGAATGGACGCCCCCAAACCCAAATCAAAGGCGCTCGACAGTACTCTTCGATTTGTGTTTAGTTTAACCCACGGAGTCCTACTTTTGTTCTGTATGGTCATTGTCTATGCTGTCTATCCAGGCGGTTATCTGCCTCCACTCTGGCTGCTGCTAATCACGATTCCCTGGGTCTCCTTCGTAATTGGGCTACTACTCAATGCACTCATTCAGTATTTAGCCTGTTCAAAACTCAATGGATCTCAAATCGCCCTGGACAGTCTGTTCGGTCCGGCACTCACAAGTGTAGTCTTATTTCTTCTCTGGCTCATTCCTGCTTTAGAGTCACCGGTACTCACAGTTCTGCCTCTGACACTCAGTACTACCTACAAGAAGGCGATTAGTGGGGGATTTTATATCTTCTGGGCGGGAATCTATGCGCAAGTGATTGCGTCAGGTTTCGTACAGGTCTGCTAATCGGTCTCAGGGGCCGCACCAATGTAGATGTATTTAGGCACACCATCTGCGGTGGTACCCTCCGTATTTAGCATGTAATATCCAGGTTTCAGATCATTGTTTGCCTTTTTGGCCACTTCCAGTGGACTATTGCGCTTGGCTCGGGAGATCGGCTTGACGGGCTCCACAGTTTCAATCTGCGTCCATTCCGTCCCAGGTAAAAATCCAAAACTTGCAATCAGTTGAATAAGAAAAAAGGAGACAACCGCCCAGAGAACTGTAAAAAGCCAAAAGGGGAACCATGTAAAGCGTTCAGGATTACGGCCAATCCCAAACTCTTTCCATCCTCCATCGGATGTGAACATTAGACTCGGTTTTATCGCCAGGACAATACCGATTCCAATTAAATATAGGAGTCCACTGAACAACAGGATCCTCATTCTATCGTAGATAGGCTATTTTAAAAATCATCAGAACCTTCTTGCCCTTGGTCATAGTCGCCTGCCGCATCATTTAAGGCCTCGCCTTGAGGATTCCACTCATCACCTTCGCCACCACCTCCAAATCGCTCACCTTCGGTATTGCGCCAGTTATCAATTCCAGCTGCTTCATCTTTTTCGCGCTCAAGGTCGTAGAAATCCTTGTTGTATTTGTAAATGAGTTTTGTACCGCCAACGGCCCATTCTCCAAGTCCAAGACGCTTCTTCATCATCTCCACTCGTTTTTCATCCGGATTCAGTTTTGAAAGTTTCTTGAGATAGGACTGACGCTCAATTTCATCACGCGCCGCAATTCCGTCGCGAATCTGTTCATCCGTGTACTTCAGTGCCTCCTTGCTATATCTTCGGATACAGGTTTGGATGGCTAAAATGGACTCTGTCACATTGCCTTGAGCAGCGCCACCTTCTAGACTCACATAATTTCCAATAGCAGAGAGAACCATGATACGATTGAGTGCAATCCTGAAATACTCATTCGTGAGACCAAGAGCAGAGAGTTGGAAATCTGAAAGAAGGGAGGAGATCGCATGGAGTTGCTTGACAAAGAGTTTTGCGCGATCTACTAAGTCCTTATTCTTCTCATTGAAGATTTCTTCAAACTTCATCTCCTTTGGTCTAGTAATTGAATAATCAAAATGCGGTTGAAGAATTTCTATTATCACCTGATCTTTGTGCTGTTCACTCATCGGCTCATAATCCTTTAGAACAAAGGAGAGGTCATCAGACTTTGAATCCTGCAGACCACGGTTAATAGGTACAATAAAATAAGTGTATAGTTGGGTCTTGAGTTCAACAGATGATAATTTACACATCTCCTCAACTGCCTTACAATAGTCTTCGCCAATGCGCACCTTGACTGCATTGCGATATATGTCGCGTGTCTTTTGAAGAGGTTCCAAACTCGCTGATTGTGCATCGGATGTGGGATTTGGTGGAAAGTTTCCGAAGTTTTCATTTACCTTGGCAATCTCTTGAGGCCATGACGTATAAAGATTGAGTTGTTCCAGTTTTCTGAAAAAAGCTATCTTTGTCTGTTCAAGCGTCGGCTTAGTTGGTGCTGTAAACTTGACTTCATAGTGCGTATGTGTAGTGTCAAGAAGACCCTGAAAGAGTTCCTTGCTTATATCACCATTGATTCGTAGAGATGTCTTCACCGCCTTTTCAAGAGTTGCATTCATGGCCTCATTGCGTTTTGCTATCCACTCTTCGTAGGCCTTTGGCTTAATTGGTGGATCAGGAAGTGCCTGGTCATCAGGCAAAGGTGGGAATGTAAATTCGCAATGCGGGCATTCACCGGTCAAGCCAGGCTCGTGAGGGAGACCTGTCCTTTCTCCACGGAAGCAGACCTTCAAGAAGACGCGCGGATAGAGTGTTGGCGGCACTTCAGGATTGATGGATTGCGCCGGTCGCGGAACATAAGGAAAGGCGAAGCGAGAGCCGTGCGGTCCACGAGGCGGCTTTGTACCTGTGCCAAGTATCTTCTTGGCCTGCCAGTAGGTCTCCTCACGAATATTCACTAGGCAGCAAGTCGTTTCACTGAAAGGGGACTTCTTAAAGATATTATGCGTCGCCGCCTCCTGGTGAATCTGGCGAATGAGTGCTTGCGCCGTGCCAGCATCCGCTGCGCCAGCCGCGGCTTTGACCTTGTCACCACCACCAATCTGTTCGGGTAGGAAATAGGAAGGCAGTGTCTCCTCAACATCGCCAATTCTGCGGCCGCTATTTGACTCAAGGAACGCCTCCTTATCTTGAATCATTGTCTTCACAAGTGCCGTTTCACGCATCTCTTCAAAAAGTGATAGGAGGCACTGCTCGATGTATTCGCGGCGCTTGGGTAGATACTCAATATAGTGCCACTGTGTCAGACTCCACGGCTCTTCGTCGGTGATAATTCCACCTAGCACATAGGCCAGATACTTGACACCATCAAGATTCGATTCCTCTTTACCCTCTCGTAGAGGATATCCTTCAAAAGAGGTCTTTTCACTATACTGAATGAGATAACTGGGGCGATGAGTCTGAATATCAACGAAGATAAATGCGGCGGTGTAGAGAATAATACGGCGATTCAGATACACATAGTAATCGACTCGAGCAACACCGAGTTTTCTATCCTTTGCGAGGCCGCCTGCACACGGGTCATCTTTACCAGCATCTTCGCGTACACGGCGAGCCAGATTATATGCTTCACGATTCGGCATCTGTAGAATAAATCCGTTGACTGTTTTTACTACCATTTCGTATGTGGCTCTGGGCGGATTTACGCCGAGTGCAGAATAAATTCTGCGTGCACATTCGTAGATTTTCTTGCCCACCGCAACCGCAGTCAGATTGTCTTCAAGGCCAATCAGTAGACCTGTCTTAAACTTCTTGTAGGCACTATCCTCTGTTTCGAGGTCAAACTCCTCCGTATCGTTTGAAGTACCGAGTGCAAGATCTACTGCCTTGTCAAAAAGCGCTGTTACAGGGTCCTGACCGTCTTTGAGTACCGCGCGTCCCATCATCGGCCGGCCATTGTCATCAAACTCCATGCTTGTGTCGTATTCGATGGATTGAATGGACTGTCCACAATAGCGGCAGATAAATTGTCCATAGAATTGGCCACCCATAAAATTCAGGAGAATCTCCTTGTGTAACATGCGAGAATCTCGAGGATTGAGAAACTCGTAGAGTAGTTTGTATTCGTGGTCGCAGATGAGGGTTTTCTTACAGCGGCGGCAGCGGTGCTGTTTTGTTTTGGGGAAGTCGCGTTGCTCCTGGCCCTTATTCTTCATGATAAATCCATAGAGCAGTTTCATGCGTTCCGATTTATCACGGACACGGCGAATCTTCTCGAGTTCATCTACATGCGGGCAGGGATTGGGCTGCGGCGGCTTCCCCTTTGTCTTCTCTCTGAGTTGTTCCAAAACAAATTCATTCTGATAGACCTGAAATTCATTTCGAACATAGCGATTTGATTCGCGTGTGATAGAGATATCATTTCCGCCGAGAATTGCATCAATTAAATCTTGGTGATTCTGTACAAGATAATTGAGTCGCACAAAATCGATTTGGCGATACTTTGCAGGTAGGCGTGCAAAATTCTTAATTGAAGTACCCTGTATAAGTGTCTTAAAGAGGTCCATGAGTTTCGCAATCAATTCTTGTTCTGTTTCAAAAGAGCGATTGATAACGGGCGGTCTATCTTGAATACGCACTTCTGTTGCCAATGTACGCACCTGCTCATTGTGGAGTACAATTGATTCTGTAAGCATTTTCTTAATTGTCTCAAGTTGTTCTGTATTCAGTTCATACTTGTTGAGGCCAAGTGAAACAATGGCATCCTCAAAGTCAGCAAATTCTCGGATATTCCATACAGGCAGAGTTTTTAAATACGCGTCAATTTGAATATTTTCACAGCTATCCTTCTTTCCAATTGCAATAATTGTATCGGCAGTTGGTACAACCTGAACGCCGTCCTTTTCAATAAGGACATCTCGGATTGATTTGGCAACTATTTGGGAACGGAGCATATCCTTCAGGAGTTGTCCAGAGCGAATAGGGCCGAGGGAATCCGCAACACTGTAGGGAAAGAGTATGTAGTTGTGTATAGCCGCAGACTCGGCGTTTAGAATCGGCTCGAGTTCACCTGTTGTCGGTCGACCCATGAGTGTCGCGAGGCCGCGGCCAATACTCATGGAAATTACACTAAGTTTCTCAATTGAAAGCGGTATATTCTTATCAGATGCCCCTTTCTTGAATCGCGGCAGACCAGCTTCAAATCCAGGAATATCAACCTCGCACTGACCACATCCAGTCACTTCGTTCACTTCAAAACTCACTTCAGGTGAGCAGAGACGGAAGAACTCAGAATCGCGCTTGAAGGAGATTTGATTCATGGCAGTTGAGTACCATGAACGCATAAAACGGTTTACATAGTCTTGCCATTCTGTAATATAGTTATAGCGTTCAGCAGTAAACTTGTGCTTATTAATTTCACTGAGTGTCTTAAATTTCGGATCAACCACGGTAGAGAGTTTTCTATAATGAATGAATTCGTCACGAATACCTGATTCTTCCGCATCTACATAGACATTCTTAATGGCATCAATAACCGGTTTTACGAGTGGAGAATGCAGGAGGTCCGATAAGAAAGTTGCAGATGTCTCCTTCGGCACCTTATCGGGTTTGCCGAGACTATCATATTTGACAATCTCGTCACGCATATTGAGGAGGAGTTCAACAAATCGGTGGAGGTCGACAAGAACCGCCTCGCGTTTCTGGCGTTCAGGTGTCTCAAGGCTGAGGAGGTCACGCATCATCTCTTGGCGCTGGTCATCACTCTCATAGATAATTTCACGCTCTTCAAGCTCTACGAGAACTCTGTGCTGTTTCGGTGGAGGAATCTCGCCGAGATGCTTAAGAATAGGCTCGGCAACCTCCTCGAAGCTTTCTCCAGAGTTATTACCTGAAGCTGCCGATACAGGCTCTCCTTGCGCCTTTTCCTCAGGGTTCTCAGGGTTCTCCAGCTGTACCTTCTTAATGACATCGTAGTCAAATCCATCGGCAATTGGAATTCCTGTAAAATTAAAGTTGACTTCACGCGCCTCGTCAATTTCTTTCTTATAGGAATCCACTTGTTGAAGAATACCGATATCGTCATTATAATTTACTGAAATGAAGCGGTAGGTAGGGCCGGCCTTTCCATCTTTGAACGCCTGAATTATATCACCCTCTTTGAAATCGAAGATTTTCAGGAAACTGTCCTCCTCTGTTAAGTCAAAGTCATCCTCTTTGCCTCGCCAATCTGCCTTCTTAAATTGGATACGGTTAATACCAAGTTCTTTCTTGATATCTCCAGATTCATCAAGCGGAAGTGTGACAACTGTATCACCTTTTAGATATTTTATGAAATTGGCGTCTCTATAGTAGACATAGCCCTCGCCAGCAACAGCGGCTTCGCCTCGTTCAACAACATTAGTATAGACTTTCAGGAAATCTCCAAGTTCAATAAGATTGCTGCGTTTAAGGGGTTCTTCTTCGGGGACAGGGGCTGCTATCTGGATACTATCATCTTGAACGGGTGTTTTTTCATCTGGTTTGAGTGGTTGTTCTTCCATGCCACCGCTCTACTGAAGTCAAGGTGGAAAAAATTTGATTTGGTGGCGCTGCCACAGTAAAAGTAGAGCAATATACAGTTCCATAATGGTTTATACTCATAGTATCTTCGCAAATCTCGTATCAAAGTACAATGACTGGAAGAGCCTCTCGGCCTTTCTTCAGAGTGAGGCGGGCGGTGCAATTCGAGTTGTTCAGAAGGAGGGTGAGCGATATGCCGTTCTGCGGTATGTGAAGGGAGCGTCGGATATCTTGAATAAGGAGTGGGTTCCCTGGATGCGTTCGGTTGTGTGGGACACCCAGACAAATCGTCCTGTCTGCATGGCACCGTGTAAGGCGGCCTCTGGTGATATTCCTCATGAGCGCGTTGCAGCGGTAGAGGAGTTTGCAGAGGGTGTGATGGTGAACTGTTTCTGGGATGAGAGCACTGGAGCAGTGCGGTGGACGACTCGCACTGCTCTGGATGCGAATAGTGGATTCTATGGTGTAAAGACCTTTGCGGAGATGATTCAGGATGCTCTGACTGCGAAGGGTATGCTGCCGACGAACATTGTTGGAAAGGGATTCGCATCCTTTGTTCTCCAGCATCCTGCGCATCGCATTGTACAGTGGCACGAGGCGCCGAATCTGCTTCTCATTCACACCGGCCTTGTAAACGACGATGGCACGGTAAAGATTCTGGATGAGCCTGCTGATTGGGATGCGGATACGCGATGCCTGGCTGTAAAGCAGTATGAGCCGCTTGGTGCCGCGGAGTTGCCGATGGATAGGATGAATAAGATGACGCAGTCTCAGGACTCAAAGTGGCAGGGTGTCGTATTCCGGGGACATAATGGTCAGCGCTGGCGCCTCCGCTCAGTGTCGTACAAGATTCTGCGTAACCTGCGTGGACCTGAGGCGCGTATTGAGGACCGCTTTGCAAGGCTGCGTCGTGAGAACATGATTAACACCTATCTCACGACCTGGTCTGAGGAGCGGACAAGGTTCTGGGAACTGGAGAAGCGCCTCCGTGATCTGACGGTGATGATTTACGCGGAGTACTGCGCCGTTCACAAGGAGCACAGTAAGGTCTTCATGGATGTACCGGTTGCACTGCGCACTCCAGTCTACCATCTCCATGGCCTCTATCTCAAGGACCTGCGGGCGAATAAGCAAACGCTCAAGATGCCGATTGTCATTCAGTATGTGAACAATCTGGCGCCCGAGCATGTGAGCTCCATGCTGCGTTCGCAGATTGTTACGGTGCCTGCTGCCTAGTGAGGTACTTAAGCATATTTACAAATTTTTTTGCCGCTAAACTGGTCTAAAACCCTTCCACTACATCACTTTAGAAATGAGCACTCCTTCTAAGCCCACTGGACCCGCCATTGGAATCGACCTCGGAACCACATATTCATGTGTTGGTATCTGGCAAAATGACCGTGTTGAGATTATCGCAAATGATCAGGGAAATCGTACGACTCCGTCCTATGTAGCCTTCACTGATGATGAGCGCCTCGTGGGCGATGCTGCAAAGGGACAGGCGGCGGCGAATCCGGCAAATACGGTGTTCGACGCAAAGCGTCTAATTGGCCGTAAGTTTACTGACCCCACGGTCCAGTCTGATAAGAAGCACTGGCCGTTTGCTGTAAAGGAGGGTAAGGGTGGCAAGCCGACCATTGGAGTCAACTGGAAGGGTGAGGCCAAGGAGTTTCTTCCTGAAGAGATTAGTGCCGCTGTTCTCACCAAGATGAAGGTGACGGCGGAGGCGTATCTCGGCCAGGAGATTAAGCATGCGGTCATCACGGTGCCGGCGTATTTCAATGACTCCCAGCGCCAGGCCACAAAGGATGCCGGTGCAATTGCTGGCCTCAATGTACTGCGCATCATCAATGAGCCGACGGCGGCGGCACTCGCCTACGGCCTTGATAAGATGGGCAAGAAGGGTGAGCAGAATGTTCTGATTTTTGACTGCGGTGGTGGCACTCACGATCTGAGCATCCTGACTCTCGATGATGGTGTCTTCGAGGTCAAGTCAACGGCGGGTGATACGCACCTGGGTGGCGAGGACTTCGACAACATCCTCGTCGACTTCTGTGTACAGGAGTTCAAGAAGAAGACGCGCATCGATGTGAGTGGAAATGCGAAGGCCCTTCGCCGCCTCCGCACGGCCTGCGAGCGTGCGAAGCGTACTCTCTCCGCGGCAACGCAGTCTACAGTAGAGGTGGACAGCCTGTCCGATGGCAATGACTTTAGTGTTGCACTCACTCGTGCAAAGTTCGAGAGCCTGTGCGAGGCTGTATTCCGCAGGACGGTGGCTCCTCTGGATGGACTCCTGCGCGATGCCAAGCTTTCTAAGGAGGATATTCATGAAATTGTCATGGTGGGCGGCAGCACGCGCATTCCCCGTATCCGCCAGCTTCTGCAGGAGTATTTTGGAGGCAAGAAGCTCAATGACAGTGTTAACCCCGATGAGGCTGTTGCCTATGGTGCAGCGGTTCAGGCTCACATTCTGACGGGCGGCAGTGAGAAGACGAATGATATCATCCTTCTCGATGTGGCTCCTCTCAGCCTCGGCCTGGAGACGGCGGGTGGTGTCATGACTCCGCTGATCAAGCGCAACACGACGATTCCTACGAAGAAGTCGCAGACTTTCAGTACCTATGCGGACAATCAGCCTGGTGTGAGTATCCAGGTGTTTGAGGGTGAGCGTCCTCTGACTCGTGACAACAACTGCCTGGGCAAGTTCCAGCTTGATGGTATTCCGCCAATGCCGCGCGGTGTGCCGCAGATTGAGGTGACCTTCGATATTGATGCAAACGGCATCCTGAATGTATCGGCGGCTGAGAAGTCAACGGGCAAGTCGCAGAAGATCACAATTACGAATGACAAGGGCCGCCTGAGCAAGGAGGAGGTCGAGCGCCTAGTGGCCGAGTCTGAGAAGTACGCGGAGGAGGACAAGGCGACGATGGCGAAGGTGGAGGCGCGCAATGAGCTGGAGTCCTATCTCTACAATGCTCGTAACTCTCTACAGGATGAGAAGGTGAAGGAGAAGCTGGGTGAGGATGCAACGGGGGCACTCAAGAATGTAGATGAGGGCCTCGCATGGCTTGCGGACAACCAGGATGCGACTACGGAGGAGTTCAAAGATGCAATGAAGAAATACGAGGGTCTGATTCGGCCGGTACTGACGAAGATGTATGCTGGTGCGGAGGGCTCACCTGAGGGAAACATGCCTGGAATGCACGGAATGCCTTCTGATATGCCGAAGCCCGATAGCCACTATGTGAATCCTGATGCCAAGGGCCCGAAGGTAGAGGAAGTCGACTAGGGTCGACTAACCCCCCTTGCGGGGAAGTGGACTAAGGTCCACTAACCTCTTCGAGGGAAGTCGACTAGGGTCGAGTAACCCCCCTTGCGGGGGAGGTTGACTAAAAAAAATACACAAGATAAATGCCGTGCCCGTATGCAAATCTATTTGGAGTTCCAGGCGAAGGCGTTCATGCTACTCGTATTTTTGGACTTGCATTTGCCGATATTTTCCTCACAATTCTACTTTCAATTGCGACGGCTTGGGCCACAAAGACATCCTTTGTAGGTAATCTTCTATTTTGGTTTATTGCAGGGGAAGTTCTTCATTATGTCGCTGGTACACAAACTGCCTTTCTTACAATGGCAGGTATTCAAGTAAATTGTAAATAAAAATAAATCTGTGACATTTTAAATGTCTATAATTTATTTTTACCGCCCTACAGGTCTATTTCTTGCTCCAATCACTACATCTTTTAACTCACGAAGCATTCTTGCATATTCTCCTATGTAACGAGCCCATTCCCAAACTTCAGCAGACGGGCGTATAACTTCAGGGGGTCCAGGAGCAGCAGGAGGCACTTGCGCACGTCTTTCCATACCAGTTGTATCATAGATCATGTCCATAAAAGTAGCAGCAAGTCCTTGAAAGAAAAGTGCTGCACGATCGCGAAACTCTGCAACACCAGGAAATCTAGAATCAAACACATCACGACCAATTCGTATTTCTCTTGCGAGTTCTTCTACATTTGTAACATTTGCATATGCTGCTAAGAATAATCCTACAATACCTAGACCACCAGCAAGAAGAGAATAAAATGCTCTAGCACCAAACCAACCCATACCCTTTGCCTGTGCGAGTCCACGTGCTGCGCCCTCTTCAAGTACTGTTGCAGCAAGAGCACTAGAAGTTCTTACAAGTTCAGCAAGAGCCCTTGCCGGCTGTAAATTTAGATTTGATATAAGAGTATCAATAACTTCTGCACTATATTGTGCTCCATTTCGTTGTGCGCGAGGAATGATAGCAATGAGTTCATCAAGAATTAAACGCGCATCATACGGATTTCGTAAAAAGTATGAACCAAGTGCAGCTTTTAGGCGTGTAAGACGGTCAAGTGTAAATACTCTTTGAAAGTCTCGTGCTTGCTGTGCAGGTATATGATGTAATGAAACTTCTGCTAGCTCTCTTATTTCCTGATTGTATTGTTGTACATTTCGCGCGGGCATACTTCCACGATATACACGTTCCATTCGTTGAAGATTTTGGGGACCCAGCTCCAGTGACCTAGCAACTACACGACCAGGGAACATAGAATCCAAAATTGCCTCCGCTTCAGCACCAGTTACAAAATCCCCACTACTTGGAGGTAATTCGCTAATCGCTTGCCGTGCAGTACGACCTCCCATTGCAGGGAGACCTTCCGCTTCAGCGATAGGTGTTAATAGATTTCTTCCACTTAACGGGATGACTTCTTCAACCAATGCTGCACTATCTTCTGTTGCCTGTGCGAATAATCGTTCTGCATCAGCTGCAGCGACTCCACTATTTTGTGCGGCTAATCTTTCTGCAGAGGTGCGAACCTTGCTACTAATAGGCGTGGGTGTTTGTATATTTGCTGGAGTAGCAAGTTCGGGTGCGATGCGTGGAATTGTTTGATTTAATGCGGCACGTTGTGCATTTCGAACGGCAACAGGAACTTCATGCAGTCTATTGGCCGCACGTAATGCTTCTCTTAATACTGGAAGCATTGTTATTGCGCGTGTTCCAGGAGGATATGTTCTTCCTCCTAACTCTTCAAGCAAAGCACGTATTTCTTTCGGAGTAAGACTTTGAATAGTATCTTCTGTATATCTAGCTCCAGGACGAGGAGCTGCTCGTGGTCCTTGTGCTGGAAGAGCACCTCTTGGTAACTCACCTACTCGTGTTCCTTGTCCCGTTGTTCTCACTCCTTGAGCAACTCCATGTGTAGCAGAATCCGCAGCAGCTACAGCAGCACGACCAGTAGGACCAGCAGGCCCTATGTATGGACCACCGGAAACAGGGGCGAGAGAAGGGCCGCGACCAAATGGTAGCGCGGAACTAGAGGCTGTCGCAGCAGTACGACCAGCAGCAGCTTCACCAGCAGCAGCACGACCAGCAGCAGCTTCACCAGCAGCAGCACGACCAGCAGCAGCTTCACCAGCAGCAGCACGACCAGCAGCAGCTTCACCAGCAGCAGCACGACCAGCAG